GGCACCTGGTAGCTTGTTGCGATGTAGTCGGTGTTCGCGCCCGCAGCAGCCGTGATGACCGTGACGCCTCCCAAGCCCGTCGAAGCGGCGGCGGTGTTCGAGCCGGCAGCCGTTGTTGGGTTCGTTGACGAGCCGGTAGTAATCGTGCCGGTGGCTTGCGTTGAACCGACAGTCGTACCGTTCTGACCTTGGTAGGCCATTAGGCCTGCAAGAGCTTGCTGATGAGCATACGGCAGGTTGGTGTCCAGGTCCATCAGCGACACCGTTAGGTCCGAGACACGCCACGTGTTCGTGTTTGAGACCGTACCGGTGTTGTACTTCATCATGAATACAGGTAGCGAGCCAGCGATGAAGGGCTGTCCGTTGCCCGCTGGAACATTCAACGTGCCGATTAGCACGTCATCCAACCAGAAGTATACGCTGTGCTCTGAGACAACGATCGTTGTCTTGAACATCGTACTGACCGTGAGCTGTGCGAGGGAGCGCATAACTGACGTCGTCGTCGTCGTGCCGTTAAACCTTACTTCACCGACCATGCCCACGGTAGTAATCCGAATCCAAGCACCGTCTGTCGGTTCCGTCGTGGCAGCTGTTGGGTTACCCAGGCCGAACATGACGTTCTCATTGGCTACGAGCGTTGCGGTGAAGAGCCCTTGGGTAAATTCCAGCGACAACGGCGCGGTGCCAACCACCGGGAAGTACTGGAACGTCTTCATGTATGCGCCGTGCGATGAGGTCGTGCCTTGAACCGTGCCGAAGTTCAACGTGCCTGCGCCTGGCAAAGACGCTGTCAGTGTGTTGAAGGTGTATGACCAGTTGGACGTATTTTGCGCGGTTGCGTTGAACGTCTCGGTGAACAGCATCGTGTCCACGCCGATGCGCAGCCGATAGTCATTCGAGGTCTCAGGGCTACGCAGCGTCGCGGTGCCCAGGATCGTACCGTCATCGTTCTCGCTGAAGATGCGAGTCTTTGAGTTGTTGGTCAGGGCTACTGACAGCTCGCCAGAGCTGCTAACTTCGGCGCCTTGGCCAGTGGATGGGGAGTTGATGATTGCCATGTAAGAGATCCTCTAGTTGCTATTTATGCTAGTCGACGATGCGCATCCAGCATCCCAAGCCTTCATCAACCGTTGAGTTGCCTGACATGGGCATTTGCATTACGGATGTGTCAAATGACAGGATGTAGGGTGTTGTTGTTAAGCCTATAGGCTGATAGAGACTTTGCTTCCAAAGGATGAGCTGATTGCCAGAGCCGATGGTAAGCGGGTATCCGCCTGTGATAGGTTGCCTAAACACGTCCACTAAGGGCATGTTTAACGCATATGTCGGACCGTTCGGCGAAACTGCATACCGGCCGTAAGGTTCCATTATGTAGTTGCCGATGGTGTATTGGGCGTTCACTCGCAAGCCCGTCCGCGACACAGACCAGGTCGTCATATTATCTGTACTGGTGTAGCCGGTATATCGGTTTACGTCATATGTCATCCACGTGTTTGTAGGGATGTGATAAACAAGTGACTCGCAAGCGATTGATCCGGCAGCGGTAGACGCTGAAATCTCAGTGAACGAGAGCATGTTTGACGACTTGTAGATGCCATACAAACATAGCACGTAATAGTCGCTGCCGATCTTCGTGATGTTATTGACCGCGCTAACCGTACCCGTAAGGGTTGTAATAAGCGTCCAGGAAGCACCATGGTTAGTAGTTTGGTAAACACTCCCGTTATGACCAAGCGCCACAGTGCTAGACGACGACACCGATACAACCCGGTAATTTTGCACGCCAGGGTAATTTGTAGGGTTGAGTGATGTCGCGGTCAAGGCGCCGGAGGGAGACGTGAACGTGTATACGACACCTTGATTGATGCTGTTTGTTGCGGCCAAGTAATATGTCGAGCCGTCATATGCGAGGCAACTTTGTGACGGTAAATTCAAGTCAGCATAGGCAACGCCGGCACCCGCAATTGTTTGCGCGACTGTCCATGTAGCGCCTTCATCAGTCGACGTGATAATACTGATGTCGTTTGTATTCGTGTTTACGTTTACCAACACGATTGTCGAGCCTGTATAGCAAGAGCCTAGGTGAACTGCGCCGAGTGCGGAGCGCTCGACCACCCCGCAAAAAGTTACATTGACTTTAGGAAATAGCGCCTTCAAGCTAGCTGATGCATTGCTATATGTCGATGAGCCGTCGCACTGTTTAAACTTGCCCTCAAGCGCAGTGCCATAGCCTGGGTTGTAATCCATGGTAGAATACCCTGGATAGTCTGCCGGGTTTACGTTGTCATCGATTGCGATGTATGAGGCAGCAAAGTCAGAAAGCTGAGGGAACATCACAAAGCGTGATGGAAACACAGCATATGACTTAGCCTTATCGATTGTGAACTTTTTAAAGAAGCCAACGCCGACAGAGGGTGCATTGAACACACCGAACGTCGTGTCATCGAGCGTGACAGCATTGAAGCACAAGGACATAAAGCCTTCATATTGGACATTAAGCGGTGTAACTTCAATGCCTGAAGCTTGAAGATTTTCCGTTAAGTCGCGAATCAAAATCCCTGTAACTGTACTATTGCTAAGAGACCCTGTGATCACATATTTGTTTGACAAAGCCATCAATGCATTAGCTTCAAAGCCTTGCGCTAAATTTGCGTAGTTCTTGATCGTTGTGAAGTTATCATTAGTGATGTATACAGCGCCGTTTGTGGCAAGCATGTAAAATGAGTTGCCATATGACTTAAGCGGTCCTGTGAAGTCAGATGCTTGGAAATAGATTGACCCAATCAAATTATGCCTAGTCCATGTACCCCCAACGGTAGAATTTGTGAAGAATGCCGTGTAGTTATAGTTGAGATAACTGCTATAGCTGGGAACTGCCGCTACTGCAAGCACTCCCGCGTCATTGACAGCAAAGGCCCATGCCTTGCTAATAGTTGAATCAGATGCGTATGACCAAGACACGCAGTCGGATGATGACGCAATTACTGCTGTAGCATTTGTGTTGTAAGCAGCCGCAAATACATAAAAGGTACCAGCCTTAAAGATGAATTCGGACGTTGTCTGAGACAAGTCAGGTACCGTTACTGTACCTACATATGACCAGCTAGCCCCTGTTGTAGACGTGTAAATCTCACCCGTAGTAGCGAGGATGTAATAAGCGGCGCTTGTAGCGCATACAGCTGAATACTGCTTATCAGAAACAGTACCGATTGACCAAGATGAACCGCCGTCCGTCGAATATGTAACTTGAGTGATCGTATCGCTTCCATAGAGGTTATAAGGCACAGCTAAGATCTTTAAGCTGTCTATGTTAGCGACCTTCCATTGATAGCCACCCGCAGCTATCGGCAAGGCAACGGAGGTAACAACCTCGGCCTTTTTGTTATAAATCCCAGGGGCGTCAAATGGCAGCTGTTCTCCTGGCAAGCGAATGCCGCCGTTGTATGCAGTAAGGCTATAGATGCCGTCGCCATAGCTGCCAGTGCGCTTAAACTTGTTGGACGGCGGAGGCAGAGCAAAATAACTGCTTTCACCCTTGACGCTACGCTTCTTATTTGCTCCGTAAAGGCTCTTATGAGTCATTTGATTCTCAGCTTAGCGCCCGAGTATTCAGTGGGCATGATGTCTTTTTTGATCAATGAAAAGTCGTGCTTAATAACAACCGAATGAGACGAATTTGAGATTGAATAAAGGTTATCATTAAGCATGAACGTTTCATTATAGCCGATGCCTAGCAAAACTCTTGCATTATCGTAGCTAGTCCATGTTTTAAGGTCGTATGACATGTATGGACCAATAACGTAAATCGCCCGTCCGGTTGAGTCTGTTGTCTTAAACAGCTTGTTAGTCCCAAAAAAGCCTACGGTTGAATTCATTGAATTCAGCCTCACTTTAGTCCAGTTAAGCCCATCAGCTGACACTAGCATCTGGAGGGTATAAGACATTGATGTCCTGTACGCCGTGAACAGCTGACCGCTTTTATTGTAAGGCAGAGCTTCTACGACCCATCCATTTTCGAGCACCTTGGTGAAGGTTGACATGTCCTCTGTGTAATATGCATTGTCAACTATGACCCCCTTTGAAGTTGGGCCGGTACCTGTTATTTTAAAGCCCACCGGACCTACAATGGGGTTCCTGGTCATCGTCGGCGATGCTGACAATGGCTTATTGATTACTAACGGTATTCCCACTACACCGCTGTCATTCTTCAAAGTAGTAAAGATCTTTGTTTGAGTAGCTGCTGACTGGATGCCATTGCCATATGATAGCAAAGCTTCTGTGATAGAAATTGTGAATTGCGTCCAACCCGACAACCCGTCCGCTGAATAGCAGCCAAATGTGCGAGTGTTGACAAAATCATAGCAGAACATTAGGTACTCGCTACCTGTCCATAAAATGCTACCTGCAAACTGGGTGCTAGCCCACGCAATTGATGATGTCTCCCAATTAACAAAGTCAGCGGTTTTCCAAACTAGCAAATTCGCGCCGCTGGCGTCATAAGTGACTAGGAGGTATGCAGGGCCACCTATGCATACAATTGCGCCCGGCGCAAGGGTCAAGACATCAGTGCCAGGAACAAACAGCATGGGTGTAGAGTTAACTACACCGAAGCGCTGCTGTTGCAGCAACGTCATCTTAGACGTGTCAACGGGTTGCCCACCTTGGTTAAGGTCGATCTCGTCAGGATGCGTTAGCATTGAGTAGGTAAGCTTACCTACTTCACTGTTGGTTACATCGGCTGGATTCTTGTCGCCTCGAAAGCCGATTCGCTGACCCTTATTCATCTGACCTTCACGTAAAGGTTGTTAGCTGTTAAGAGGTCCCAAGTAATTAACGGTACCTGCATAGTAGATGGATCGATGATAACTTCACCGATAAATGGAGCCGTCATGAATTCATCATCCGCTGAGTATTTAGTATACATGAATGCCCTGCTATTAGCAGCATACACTCCATTCAAAATCATCGGAACTTCGTAAAAGTCATATACTACCGGAACTTGATCTAGCCCAGCGCTAACTGAAAGCAAGTTTTCGCCTTGGCATGGCACATCGTCATAGCCTGATCGTGCACTAATGTTGACAAAGGCTCTTAACCAATAGCTGCCTAGGCTCATCACCGGCGAATTTGCACACGCCAATATGTTGTCATCATCTCCCGCGGCTAGATTAAAGGTGCCTGTCCAGGACGTGCCGTTAGCCGATGACATCAGCCTACCATTTCGAGTAGAGACTACCCACGTGCTGTTAACATAGCAGAACGGGTGAGCGCTAGAAGCATATCCGGCACGAGTCCAAGTCACGCCATGGTCTGTTGACTTATAGATTTCGGTAGTACCTGGTACGGTAGTTGCTAAAAGCAATGAGCTTGTGCCGCTTACATGCTTAACGTCACGACCGCTAAACACCGTTGTCCAAGTTGACCCGTTAGTCGACCTAATCATGCCACCATAATCAGTTTGGTATGAATCATGCTGCATGATGCTAGCGATCCAAGCTGTGCCGTCCCACAAGAGAGCGCTTATAAGCGCGCCTGTTGAAGCGCAAAAGCCAGTCAGCGTCGAACCTGCAGTCCAAGTTGTACCGGCTGTCGAATATGCTGTATAGACGCTGGCGCCAAGCGTGTCGAAGGGTGACCGTTTTCCTATAGCTGTGCCGATTACGACATACTGCGAGCCGTTATAGCCTAGCATACGCCAAACATAGCCTGTATTTGCAGGCAGTGTAACAGGCGATGACCACGTGATAAAGTCGGTTGTTGTTGAAAATTGAGTAGCGCTTATAGCCGCCCACAACGACCCTGTCCAAATGATGTCGACAACCAAGAACGGGGTGAAGTGCTGTTTAAGCGTGATCTTGGGATAGATCCTCTTAAGATCCGCAGGTGCATTCGTAACATAGGTCTTTTGACCCATCACGGGTGCATAGTCCTTGTTCTGATAGTCGATGCCGTAAGTCAGCTTGCCAAAGCCGACAATAGGCCTTGCGCCTGCACCCGCAAACACACCCTTGTTCATTAGAAGTCACCGGCCCGAGTCACAAGCACGTTGAAGGACTCAGCGTTGTGAGTGCTAGCGCGCAGCTTCCAGCCTGACTTAATGATGAGCGCAAGGTCAGACACGCTATAGGACCAAGTGGCGTTGGTCGTTGACGGTGTATTTGCCGGCACCAGGATTTCCTTCCACAAGCGCGTGTTCGTGCCGTCTGAAACGAAGATGCGCACTACGCCGGCCGTGGTAGTACCTTGGGCCGTGACCGTCAGGTCATCAATGCGAGTACCGCTTGAACCACCGGTTAGCACGTCTACGATCGTGCCTGTGCCGTCACGGGCTGTGTTAGCGGCGCTGATGACAACGGCTGCGGCCGCAACGGTTGACGCATACTGTGCATATTGGGACATGGGAACCTCTTAGATGATGTTAGCCGCTTGGAGCGTGAAGTCAGGAACCGTCGGTTGACCCGACGTGATGAACATTTGCGATGTGCCGACCTTCGCCGTCACTTGGCAGATGCGTTGGCCTTTGATCGGGCTTGTAGACGTGCCTAGCAGCAGCAGCGTGTCAGCGGTTACGACCTTGCCGACCCATTGCAGCACGCCGAACTCATGCTCGTCAAAGTAGACGCCGATTGGTGTGTAGCCTGAGGTGACACACTGCACACGCTGACCAACCTGTAGGCCTGCAAGGGAGATTGAGAACTGCTTAGCATAAGTTGGGATCGTGCCGAAGTCAACGGTCACATCAGTCGAGATTATGACTGTGCCGTTCTGGCTGATCTGCGTGAAGGCGAGGGACGTGGTGTTAAGGGTGATCGGCTGGTAGGTGCTTAGCATCCACACCGTTGTGGCGTTTGCGGTGCCTTCAGCCACGGTTACCAGCAAGCCAGTGATCGCTTCGGCGCTTGAATCCAGGCCTGAGATGCGCGTCATCGTTGACGCTGAGCCGTTGTAAGTGTAGACGCCGTTTTGAGAGCCGGTGGTCTGATTCTTAACCAGCACCATGTCACCGCTCACCATGATGACACCGTCAATTGTCGGGCCAGGAGCTGTTAGGGTCAGGTTAGCTGTTGACGCCACGCGAGCGTTGATGCCTGTACCGCCGCTTGAAGACGGTAAGACTGCCGGGTCGATCAAGTCTCCGCTTTGCATAACGGTCAAGCGACCATTCTTAAGCACAACAGGCTTTAAGCCGACAACCACTGTCAAGGTAGCAGCCGTTGTTGTCGACGACCCGTTGCTATCCGTGACTACGCACTGGTACCAGTCGCCGTTGTTTGCGCTGCCACCTGTAACGGTCGCTGCAGCGGTTGTATAAGAGGCTGTCGTGCCACCAGTACCTGTTGAGACATTTGACCAGCTCGAACCGCTATTGACGCTGCACTGCCATTGATAAGTCAGCGAGCCTGCATTTGCGGTCGCGGTAACAGTAAATGTAGCCGTAACGCCTGCTGTTACAGTTACGCTTGATGGCTGGTTGTTGATCGTCGGTCCGAGAACTGTAGCAGGCGCAGCAAAGTATGCGTCGAGCTCAGCTTGCGTGAGCGTACGCGACCAAACAGCGACATTCTTAAAACGCCAGCCGGTGTTAACATTGCCCGACGCTGTAGTACCGTCAAAGATCGAGCCGATAGTTAGGTACTTCGAGCTACCCGTAGGTGTAACCGATGTTGTATTAGCGGATGACAGCGTGCCACCCAGGTATACCTGACGACTTGTAGCACCGCCGTATACACACGCCGTGTTGTTATAAACAGCTCCAGAAAGAGCGGCGCTTAGCGCTTCATCCGCGGTGCCACCGTTACGCGTCTTAGCGCTTGCTGTGTTTGTGCTACCGGTTTGATAAAGCTGCCAATAGTTACCTGCGCTTGTCGTGTAACCGATGAACGTGTAGTCACCGCTTGCACCACCGTTAACGTAAGCCTGTACAGCTATAGTAAACGGCGTGCCCAATGTGATCGTGGTGCACAGCAAGTACGGATTCGTAGCTGAAGTTACGGTCCAGCATGAATTTGTCGAGTCCCATGTCAAGCCGCCACCTTGTGAGAAGGTGTTGCCTCCGAATGAACCGACCAGATTGTTAGTCGTTAGCGGCCAGTATTCTACGAGGTTGGTATTGAGGGACATGCTGCTATTTATTATCGAGCAAAGTAAAAGGCCTGGTCAACTGACCAGGCCTTTAGGTTTTAAGTTCGCACTTAAGGGTAGCGCATCACCCGAACCAGCTTACGCGAGTTCGCCAGCGCCGTACTTGGTCGTGACAGCGCTTGAAGCGGCCGTGACCAGGTTAGCCAGCGTTGTGCTGGTTGCAGGCACCGAGCCGTTCGGGTAAGCGATCTTGACGGTGTACGTGTCATTGATCGTCATCGCGATGTCGTCCTTCGTGACCGAAGTTGCGGTAGCGGCGCCCGACTCATGGATGAAGTCGACTGCGGAGAACGAAACCAGGGTGATGACTGGTGAACCAGACGGGCCGGTGCGGTTGATCGTGATGGTGTGAACTTTTCCGGTGAGGGACATGTGAGCTCCTAGGCGTGAGGGTTCGCACGCCTATGCGTGCATTGTTGTACCCTTATTTATCGGCCAGCAACCTGCTAAGTTCATTAAAGCCGCCGACCGACCGGTCTTCAGCGACGATGAACGGCACGGCTTTAACGGCTGGGTAAAGCTGACGGAAGGCTTCGAGTGTGATGTCAGCTCCGATCTTAACTGCTTGAAACGGCTCGCTCTTGGAGGTTAGCATGGCTTTTGCGCGGTCGCACTGGGGGCAGCCGTCTTTGGTGTAGACTGTGTACATGGTTGGTTAGGGTTTTAGGGAGGTGGCCTATGATATAGGTATGGGCTAGGTCAACGGTAGCAAGGATGTTTTGAATCGGCTGATCGACCCTGAAAAAGCCTGAGCTGGTGACCTTTACGGCTATCCGCTCAACTTCGCGAAGGTTTAGCGCGTTAACCGCGATGTCTGAAACCACAGCCGCCGAGATGATGTAGTCGCCGACTCGTGTGCAGCTTAACACTGACACGCATGAGGTTGCCCTGCTGCTTAGCGGAGCTCGTGTTGACGCGCCGATTTGCTTAAGGGAAGTATCTATCCCTGAGTCGACTAGCAGCTGCTGCAGCTTGAGGGCCACAGCGCTTCTGGCTCTTGACCGGGACTATCCCGGACATGTACTCGCGCTGCAGTTCAAGCTCGTAGTCAGAGAGTCGGGAGTGTGCTGAGGTCAAGCTCATCGTCGAGGGCTCCGATGACGTAAGCGGTGGACTCGTTCTCCTGCAGCGCGGTCTGCTTCATCGAGGTGTTCGAGTGCTTGTTGAACCAGGGCAGCGGGTTGCTCTTCGGCACCACCGCGGTGTACTTGACGCCGATGGCCTTCAGCACGTCAATGGCTGTCCAATCCACGAAGTCCTTCATGATCTGTGCATTCAAGCCTATGACCACGCCCTTCTTGAACAGGTAGTCAGCCCAAGCCTTCTCCTCAGCGATCACGTCGAGGTAAAGTTGGTAGGCCTTGTCCTTGCAGCGCTCCTTGGCGGCTTTGAACCGGTCATCATCCTTAACGCATTGGTTGATGATGTAGGCGGTCCAGTCCTTGTGCAGCAGCTCATCCTGCAGGATCAGGCTGATGATGTTGCCGTTGCCGATGAAGATCTTGTTCTCAACCATGCCGAGGCTGGTTGCGAATGAAACCATGAAACGGATCGCCTCGAGCGCGTAGCTGGCGTTAAGGGCCATCCAGATGGCGTCGACATGCAGCTCTTCATGCACATGTTGGCCGGTAGCGATCAGCGAATTAAGCCGATGAAGCTCATCATAGTGCTCGCCGATCCTGGCAGCCATCTGCACGATCTCGACCGTGTCATGGATCTTGTTGAACTCATCCTTGGGCTGGCCGTAGATGTTACGGATGATCCAGCTGTAGGCCTTCGAGTGGATGTTCGCCTCGAAGAAACCCCAGTTGTTGAACAACAGCTCAAGCTCAGGGATCGAAGCGATCGGTGTAAAGACCTGAGTTGGGCCTCGGCCCTGGATCGAATCGAGCGCTGTTTGCCGAAGGAGGTTACTCGTGAAGATGTGCCGAACGGCATCAGATGCCTCCTTAAAGTCGGTCTTGTCCTTCATTAAGGTGATTTCCTGCGGGCGCCAGAAAAACCCCTCCGCCGTGTCATTGAACTTCTCGATCTTTGGGTAGCGAACCTCCTCGAAGCGCTGAACGGTCACGCGACCGTCAAGGAACATCCGGCGGCTCAGGTAGTTTGTTGGCTTAGAAAAGTCGTAAGTGCTCATACGAAGATATTGTCGGTGAAGAATCGGGCTACATCGCTAGCGTCAGCAAATGAAGGCGTGTCGGTGTAGAGGTAGTCGGTGGGGGTCAAGGGAGTCAGGATCGCTGGCTCGACACTGATACAAATCTCATTTTCATGGTTGTCAGGGGACATGCACCATGTAGCGAGTTTGCACATACGGCTTTATCGGGCCGTTGATGAGCACGAACACGCAAACATTTGTGATGTCACCGATGTTGGTCTTTGCGATCTACCAAGTCAGCTTGCTCGAGACCTCGTAGCCTGCATCAATGAGCAGCTGCTGGAGCCTGAGAGCCTCTTGCCTGGTGTTCCAGCCCTCAAGCAGGCTCTTGAAGTAGCTGATCACAGTAGCCGTGCGTGAGCAAACGAGATCGCGATGTCGGACTTCGTCCGCAGGTCAAGCGACTCAAACGAACAGCAGTGGAGGTACCAGCACTCGCCCGTACCCAGGTCAACCTCCATGTCAAAGACGTTGTCATGCTCGTAAGCCTCAGCGATGGCCTCATTGGTGTCTTCGAAGCCGGCAATCGCCAATGCCCATCGCGGATTGGTCAGGTTCATAACACGCCCATCAGGCGATGCCTCGGTCGGAGGAATCATGACCTCTTGCTCGTCATATTCCATGGACGGACGCGACATGTAAGTAACAGTCGCTTTTAGCTTAGGAAGGGATGTCATAGTTTGCACGTCTCGCAATCATCTTCGAGCTCTAGCTCGGGAGTGGGTGTCATGGATGGGGCGACCTCAGCGTCAGCCTTGGCACCTTGCTTGTCAATCAGGCTGTAGTAGAAGGTCTTCAAGCCCCACTTGTAGCCCTTCATCAGGTTGCCGATGACCAGGTTAACAGGGACCTTGCGGTCCTTCTTCGGGTCATCGCTTCGGAAGAATTTCGGGTTGTAGAACGTGTTGGTGCTGATGGATTGATCGGTGTAAGCCGCAATGACCGCCACCGTTTTGAGGTACTGGATGCAGTCGGTCTGTTCCCACATCAGCTGATAGCGGTTCTTCAGCTTCGAGTACTCAGGCACCACCTGGATCAGCAGCGAGCCCTTGGACTCCTTGATCGAGATGAGGGCCATCGGCATCTCAACGCCGTTGGTTGAGTTGATGACCACGGAGGAGCTCTCAACCGGCGCCACCGCGCTGTTAGTAGCACAGCGCACGCCGTGCTGTAGCATGCGGTCGCGCAACGGCTCCCAATCAATCTCAGGCGAGAAGTCGGTCAGCTCGTTGACGCCGAAAGCTCGACGCTCCCAAGGGAAGACGCCGTGGCCGTAGTAGGTATGCTGTGAGCGAGTGCATGCGCCGCGCTCTTCAGCCAGGTCAACGGAAGCTTCTGTCAGGAAGTAGACCTGCTGCTCCATCCAACGCTTGACCTCGCCTAGGGCTTCATCATCACCGTACTTGAAGTTGCGCTTAGCGTGCCAGTAAGCCAAGTTGGTGATGCCGACGCCTAACGGCCTGAACTCAAGGTTGGACAGTTCAGACTGGACGGACAGGAAGTCCTGGTAGGAGAGCAGGTTGTCAAGCGAGCGGACCAGCACGCGGCAAGCGCGCTTCATGTCCTCCGGGTTGCGGAAGGCACCCCAGTTGATCGAGCCCAAGGTGCACAGCGCGATCCGACCGTTCGGGTCATCAACGCGTTGGAAGGCGCGAGTCGGCAGCAGGATCTCTTGACAGAGGTTGGACTGGTAGATCGGGTCGAGCGTGGTGTCAAACGGGCCTTGCTTCTGCACGTTGTCGACGAACATCATGTAGATGCGACCGGTGTCGGTGCGCTCCTTGATGAAGAGCGCGCGGACAACCTGGTCAGCCGTCAGCACCTTCTTGGTAATGTCGGTACGACGTTCAGCCTCTACGTACAGCTTGTCGAAGAGGTCGATGTCCGAGTAGAAGGCCTCATACAGCTCGGGGACTTGGCTCGGGTCAAACAGCGTAATCGTGCCTTGGCTCAACAGGCGCTTCCAGAATAAGCCTGACAGCGCAACGCTGTAGTCCATGTGGCGGACACGAGTCTCGTCGGTGCCTTGGTTGTTCTTCAGGACGATCAGGTCTTCAAACTGCGCGTGCCAGATCGGGAAGGTGACCGTAGCCGAAGCGTTGCGGATGCCGCCTTGCGAGCATGAACGGAGGTCAGCGAACCACTTCTTGAGAAACGGAACCAGACCAGTGTGCTTGATCTCACCGCCTCGGATTGCGGCTCCCAACGGGCGGATCCTACCAACTTCGAGGCCGATTCCTGCCCGCTTTGAGGCGTAGTCGGCCATCATTTCACCCGCCGCAAAGATGCTCTTCAGAGTGTCGTCGGACTTGATGAGAACGCAGGAGCTGAACTGCTTGGTCGGGGTGCCGAGGCCGGCGAGCACCGGCGTGGCCAGCGTGAACAGGCCGTCGGAGCCGCAGTTGTAGTAGTCCTTGACCCAGCGCATCCGCACGTTCTTGGCTTCAGCGTGGAAGGCCGTAGCGCCCGCAACTGCATAGCGGACCTGCGGGGTCTCGTACATCTTGCCGGTCACCCTGTTGCGCACCAAGTACTTGTCGATAAGCTGCTCGATGGCCGCGTACGAGTAGTCCTCATCCTTCTCATGGTCAATGAAGGAGCCGATCTGGTCCCACTCCTCCTTCGTGTACCACTCGAGGAGGTCCTTGGTGTAGACGCCGGCCGCAACATTGGTGACCACAATGTCGTAGAGGCTAGGCGGCGTGTACCTGCCGTAGACCTCCTTGCGCAGGGTCGAGACCCGAAGCCGACCTGCTACGTACTGATAGTTGACATGCCCAACCGGGTCGGTAATCAAGTTGACCGCTGAACGGATCAGCAGCTCGTCAATGGTCGTGGTCTCAATGCCATCAAAGAGCTCAATGTTGGCCCGCATCTCAACCAAGGATTGGGACACGTCCGCGATGCCTGCGCAGGCCATCGCTACTTGCTTTTGGATCTTCTCAATCTGAAGCGGTACCCGCACCCCAGTGCGTTTGATCACCGTTATCTTTGTCATTTGTCTGTAGCTAGAAGAGTAAAATGCCGCTATGATATTGTAATCACGGCGGCATTTGCGAGGCTAATTAGCCTGGTAGAATTAGGTGTAGCTGCAGCGAGGGTAAATCATTTCGGTCTGCATTGCACTTAGCGTGAGCAGCTTTTCTCAAGAATGCTTGCAGCTACACTTGTATTTACTAGTCAGCTTTCAAAGGACGTCAAATTCCGCTTGAGCTTGCTCGCGCCGACCGGTCATGATCTCGATCATCAGGTCAACGACCCGGTTGTACCCCTCATCGCCGAGGTAGGCGATCTTGACTTGCTGCGGGTACATGTAACTGTTCCGGTCCCGAATGTTCCGCATGCTATTGATCTCGGTCTCGAGGTCATCGATGAGGCCTTGGAGGCCGACGGCTTTCTTCAACAGCTCAGCGTTCATCACAAGTCCCTGAAGCCTTCCTTGGCACGGCCGAGCTTCAGCTCATACAGCGTACGTACCTTCTCGAGCGCAGCGATGAAGAACTCCTTGCCCACCTTGCCAAGCTCGAGGTTGAAGTTGACGTCGATTGACATTTGCGGATCGAAGACTTCAGGTTGGCGCTTGGCGCATTCTAGAGCTTCATCAAGGCGGCGGATATTGACCGATTGACAGTTAATCTCTTCCTTGAGGGCGAGGGCTTCAGCGAGGGTTTCGTTATTCATAGTTTAGCAGCTGTTTTGGTGGGTTAAGCAGTTCTAGAAGCACGTCGCCGTGGCATGCCTTAGGCGCACAGTGGCAAACAAGCCACTTGCCGCGAAGCTCTTCAAGCTGTCCTAGGAGCTCTGGGTTATTCAACAGGTAGGTGCGGTACTTTTCGATGACTACCGTCCTCGTGCCGTCCTGGCCAAGGATGAACGGGTTGCCCCACTTCCCGGGCCGCCCGATATAGACCGAGTTGAGGGGCGCGGGCCCATCCTTCAAGTTTACTAGCGAGCGGCTCATGCGGTGTATACGGGTGGTGCTTAGGCTTGATATCAAGCAAGGGTACATAAGGGCAATAGAAATAGCCGTCGGCTATCGGGCCATCTTTTGCCTTGTACCCTAATGCTACTATCTCTTCAAGAGCTTCCTCGATTGCTTCAGCTGCCGCTCGAGCAATTTCCTCGCTCAAGATCCTAGCAATTTCGTCCTCGAGATCCAGGCCATGCTCTTGCTGCTCTTGCTTTAGATCTTGCACCTGCTCGTCCAATTAGCCTTAAGCTTACGCGGAGCCACTTCGATTGACCAGGAGCTTATGCTGAAGGTTGACATCAGAAGCTAATCAGCTTGCTCTCGCCGTTGATCTTATCAACGGTATGCTTGAAGTTGTTCTGCCAGACCACGTCGCCGTCGGTAAACGGTAGCCGACCTTCGAGGTAGTCAACCACACCGCGAGTCATGTCCGAAGCCGTGCAGACTGGGACATTCTGGCAGATGTGGTTGATGGTCTTCGTCACGAGGTTGAAGTCGTTTGGCAGGGCCATCATGTGCAGGCACTCACGGATGGTCAGCGAGCGGTGCTCATACGGGTGAGCCGCATCGGTGGTCCGACCGATCAGGGCGTTGAAGTTGACCTCAGGTAGGAAGATGGACGGCGAGTCGTCCCAGATGCCCTTGTCCTCAACAAACATCTTGTGATGGATGCGGTCAAAGTAGGCCGCGGCGCGCGGGTCAGCCGCAGCTTGCGCAGGCTCGGAATACCAGTCACGCATCTCTTTTGGCCGCTCGGGAGCCTTCGGGTCCTTCAACACAAAGTCTTGAACGGTCACCATCGTCTTGCCCTGCTCACGCATCCGCTCACGGATCACGTCAGGGAAGCCTTCGCCGAAGCGTGCGTGGGCAAACTTGGCGAAGCGAGTGGAGCGCAGCTGCTTGTAGGCGCGTTCCTTGTCGTCATCATGCTGGGTAGCGCCGGCCGGGATCTGAGCCATATACTCGCCCCAGGTTGGAGCCTGCTTGTGGTAGTACGGCATGACCGGCACGCGGCCTTGCTCGCGCCAGAAGAAGTAGAACGTGCGGTGACGCCGTTGCGGCACTCCATGCAGGTGGGTGCTGGTGAAGTAGAACGACATCGTGTAGCCGTTGTCGTCGGCGATCTGCTTGAGGCGCTCACGGACAGACTCGCCGAGCTTGCTCTCATACATCGCAGGAGCGTTCTCGCCCCAAAAGACCTTCGGCTTTAGCGTGCCGAGCACGTGCTTCGCTGAGGCAAACATCCAGCTGTTGGCGTTCTCACGCATCGTCGCATCGCCGGTGCCCAGCGTGGACAGGCCGGCACACGGGCAGAGAGCCGTGATGAAGTCAGCACCGGCGAGAGCAGCTTGGTCGCCGCCGTCATCCAGCACCTCATAAGGAACCTGCGGCATGTAAGCGCGGAGGTTCTTCTCATTGTCGGCGAAGGCCTTGTAGGTCAGCAATGCTTCAGGATCATAACCTAGCACGTTCCTCGCGGCAATCGTGTTCCCACCGATAAGAGGGACAATACTGCCGTATCGGTATATAGTCATATATTTCTGCTTAACAAATATACCATCTGGTATACAAAATTGTTGATCGTGCTAAGACTCGATCAAACAGTGGATATGTTGAAAACCATCATGTAATCCCACTGTCGTTGGGAGGATTAGATGATGACTCTAATAAGGTTCAATTAACAGCCTGTGAACATTTTCTTTGCCATAGGATGCTTATCAAGATGACTCAAGGTAAAGCCAAAAACAAGATGTTGTTGGCAGTTCACATGATGCTTAACACAAAGAGCCGAACTCATGGAAGTAACCGTGAAGTTGACAATGACGCCGGAACATCGTGCTCATCTTTCGATGATGGCAAAGAAGCGACCGCCTGTTTCAGCTGAAACTCGTCAAAAGATGCGCGAGTCTCACTTGGCCATGCGCTGTTAAGAAAACAGTGATCATTGCATATTGTCTGTGATGTGATGATCAACGCTAACGAACGCGATCTGTAGGAGCTTAGCTGACAGCTCCCGAGCCTCTGGCTGCTTAAGCTTCCCGATGTGGCTAATGTACTTATGGCTGCCCAGTTGAACCTCAAAACGCTCGTCTTGGCTCTCGCGAGTAAAGATTGAGTGCTGCACGGCATTAAGCATTGCGTGCTCAAACACGTAGAGGTCCTTGACGCCGCCGCCTTCTTTCAGCACCTTCATGCTCAAGGTGAACTGCGCGTTGCCCTTTTTGACCCAGGCGCGAATGGCTCCCATGACCTGGTTTGCCTCATCATCCTCGAGCCAGACGATGAGCGTGTGGGTCCGGTGATCAGTGCCGCCCGCTTCGTTGAAGAGCTCGGTGCCGAGGTCAACGGCGAGCACGTGCGACTCGAGAGCGGCTAGCTCCGGCGCGCCGGTAAAGGTGACGCTGAATGCGTCTCGCTTGACGATATTTGTCATGATATGCTATTCTAATATGAAGGCCGCTAAAGCGGCATTTATGAGTAGTAGGGAAAGCCGATCATTACGTCATCAAAGGTAGGCGCATCGCTAGAAGTTGATGACGTGACCGTCACCGACGTGATCTTGTGGCCGCCGTTGCACTTGAAGCCCCAGAACGCACGGCTGCCTGTAGCCCCAGTCGTGGTGACAGGCAGCGTGAAGTTGTAAGTGGCTTGGGTCGTCACGACTTGGGCCGAGTAGGTTGTGCCTACGGTCTTGCCGTAGTCAAGCAGTGTCAAGCCGAAGGCCTTCATCGGGTTCGGGTTGAGCACCATCATGCCGCACGCAGTGATCACCTGATCAATGCCGTAGATGTCCACGGGTGTGGCACAGACTAGACGCACTCGGGTATACCGCTTGGTGGGGTTGGTGAAGCCAAAAAAGACTAGGTTGCCGTTAGTACCTGCCGTTGCCTTTGCCACCACAGACTCTTCAGCGCCGCCATCATCAGGCAGCATGTAAAGCATTAGGGCTCCTTCAACGTCGCCAAGGTCCGTAGCATAGAAGCCAAAAGCCGAAATACCATAGTCGAAGGTGAAGACGACGTCTGTGCCCGATGTACATGCTAGGTACTTGCCGTTGGTGCCCAGGCCGCCGTCCACGTTGAACCTGCCAAGGGTCTGAGTTGCGGCAACGGTAGCGCCTGTGACCGTGCATGTTGTTGGGCTATAGATGGTTGGGGTGAAACCCGTGCCAGATTGGGTCGAGTAGTAGTTTGCAACGTCAATCGTCAGCGAGGTGGCGCCCGTAGTTTGACCTTCAAAGTTGACCACTGTGGGCGGTGCCGAGTTCATCGACGAGCCGATAGCCGCAAGGTAACGCTGCTTTGCCAAGTACGGGCCCCCTAGCACGTCAGGCACGCCTGGTGTTGGGCTTGCGGTCTCACCGAAGTAAGTGACCAGCGCCGTCGAGTAAGCGGGCGTGAACGTCGTGCTAGCGCTTGTGCTCACAAAGCCGTTAGCCGCTACAGCGCCGGCTCCTGCAATGGCAAACGTCACCCCGCCGGCGCCCGATGCGCTCGCTGTCAGCGGCGCGACCTGGCCGTTCTCAGCGGTAAAGTCCGCGACGGCGGCCGCCTGCATAGTTCTCTTTAAGTTAGCAAACAGCGCTTGCGAGGGTGTTGCACCTTCAGCAAAGCAGGTTGTCACTGGCTCGATGAGGGCTGGACGAGGGGCGTGCCGCTCATACACGTCAAACTGGCTAATTGTAGTAAGTGTCATATCTGTTATAGCGAAGGTTGCTTGATGGTGAAGCCATGCTGAGTGCCTGTCAAATTACGGTCGTCGACAATTTGGCAGAGGATGCCGTCATAGTTAACGCCGCCAGGCAGCGCTGGGTTGTTGCCGTAAAATGACTCGACGTATAACGTATGAGTGTTACCTTGAATGTCCCACCTGATGGTACCGAATGATGGGTCGCTGTAGTAGTACGGCCCAAAGAGCACCTCGCCCGACGGGTAGTGGGTCAACGTAACCATAGTAGTCCAGTCGCCGTTATCATACGTGCGTTCAAAGGCAGGCGCGCCCGCCGCATAGTACGTATAGGTCAAGTGGTAGTAGTCATTGCCGTTCTTACGAGCGATGACTCCGAGCTCAAGATCAGGTTGAACAAAGAACAGCGGCGTGATGTTGAAGTTAACAAACAGCGTGACATCGGGCGTTGATGTGCCCTTATCAAGGTAGACGCCGTAGCGCGTGTTGCCCACCTTTGAGGTGTCAACTTGAACTGTACCAGCGCCTGTTTCAACAAGAGCTGTGTGGCTGTTGTTGCCGTACAGGTCAACCCAAGCACCGCCGTTGCTAGCACGAGAGCTGCCAATTGGTGACAGTGCTGAGGCGGTGAATGGGCTAGTAAGCGTTTGTACCAGCTGATTCAGCTGGCTCCGAGTGCCGACAAACAGGTCATCGATGCCCATGTCGCCGAAGGTAGTCGTGTTGCTGATCGTTACGCTAACATACTCGTTGCCTGGGTGGTGGAAGCCGATGTAGTTCTGCAACCCGCTAGCTTGAGCCAAGCTATGCTTCAGCACGACCTCCTTAACCGTGCCCGTCGTGTCTGTCAACAAGAGCTTGACATAGCCGCCGTCACCGATGTCTGTTGTGTAGCAGCCAAATGCTGTAATTGGCGAGTCAAAGGTGAAGGTCGTTGGACCGCTAAGCGAGAGCCAACGTTGGCCTGCAACGGTAGTGTTACGTTGGCCTGTAGCCGACGAGCTAGCGATGACAGCTGAACCTGTAACCGTGCAGGTGATCAGCGAACCGTCGGCCTCATCGACAAAGTTGAGAACCAACGGGGTCGCCGACCCCGATGTGAAGCTTTCAAAAGTCTCTTCACGGAACTTGAAATGCCTGTTACGCAGTGCGTTGCGCGCATCGCTAAACGTGCTCTGATCAGTAAAGACTTCGAACTTACCTTGAGTCAACAATGTTGTCTGGCGATAGATTAACTGAGCGCCGCCGACAATGGCGTGACCCACACCCTTCAAGTTAGCCGCACCGTTACCCAGCGACTCGGCCACGATGTTTGCGCCGGCGCTGTCTGTTGCAATTTGAAAGCGTAATGTCAGGAGATTATTGTATCGGTGATTGATGCCAAATGAACGAGGCACGTCCATCTTATGCCAGGTGTAAAGCTCCTCGCCTGCATATGCATCAGGGATATTAAAGCCGCTGGCGGGATCTTGCTCGCCGGCCGCTGACGAAACAGGGTAAGCACGGATCCACCGGGTTTGACCCTCAAATTCATATGGGGTCTGAGCGGTGAAGGCTGCTGTCGGTAGGGTGTAAGCGCCGGTGTAACGCTGCGTGCCTCGAGTCAAACGCACGTCAGACAGGTAGTAGCTGAAGGTGCCTGTTCGGTCAGACTGACCAACGACAACGAGCGAGAAGTCAGGGTTCGAGTAGTTAACGCCGGTAACCGAGCCGGTTGCAACCTGCGCACCGTTAACAAAGAAGGTCATGAACTGACCACCAGACCCGGCATTCAATGTAAATGCTACATGGTGGAACTGGCTATTAGCAACGGATATGCTGCCGATGAAGCGTTGATTGAGCCAGGCTTCGAGCACTGTTTGACCTGGTGTCGTACTAGCATGAGCGTAGATGATGCCCATGCCTGGTGTGTAAGCCGAGCCTGTGCTGCTGGCACCCTGGTTCCACGGCGTGCTGGTGTTACCATAGCCGTAGATCCAATACATGATGGCAGTTTTACCGTACGGCTCGGAAGCACCTACTTCAGGACGCACCCAAGCTTCAAGCGTGCCTACTTGCGATCGCAAGTAGAACATTGTCGGCCAAATCAGCTTGATGGCATGCTCACTGTTGTTCGGAGTCACGTGGAGCGATGACGTGCCCCACTTTGAAGCATTAGTGCTCGCTGAACAGTTTGAACCTGTTGAGCTCCAGGTACCGCCTAAAGTGCCGCTGTTCGGGAACGCGGTTGCGCCGTCTGTTAGCCCGTCAAATGAGAACTGTACTAACGTACCTACGTTTGAATACGGCGTTGGCTCGCGCATCCAATGGCTAGCCGATGGGGAGAATTGGGTGTCTCGATAGATTAAACCGTCGGGTAGGAAAATGATCGGTGTTTCACTGTCATTGGTTAGTTGGTTTACACCTTCTACAATGTTTGTGGAATCTGAGTCAAAAATTTCAGGCGAAGGTACAGTGGGAATAATCGAGTTTGTTGATGAATAGCCAAAGCGCAAGCCATCAACAATAGCGGGATCGGTGTCAAAGGCAATCGAACGGGCCCAACCCCCAAATGTAAACTTAGTGTAGCCTCCATCTGTATAGCTGTGCTGCACGTCGGGTGTACTTTGCAGTAATGTACCTGTACCGTTCAAGCCTGAGTAGACGCCTACAATTGTACCCATGAGCACAAACAGCGAGCATTCATTGATGAAGCCGTCAACTACATTGATGTACTTTGGGTCATTGCTAAGGTTCTGCAGCGCGGTCCAGCTGTAGATGCCTGGGTAGATGCCCTCGCCTGACTTGTAGTAAAAGTCAGGCGCAATCTCAGGGCCGTCAGAATAGCATGCACGAACCCAGCTAGGAGCCTGCACGCCGTAAATGTGCGGGTACGGTGGTCCAGACGGTACTAGCGGGCCTGAAATGCCACGCGAATCTGTGCCATTGTTGAAGTAGTCGTCAACCAGGTTATCAACTGTCGGCAGCGCACCTGACAGCGGGATCGGGTAGCCATTGGTCAGGTTATCGACCATCATGTTCGGATCAGCGCTTGAGATAGTCAGCGAGTTGATCGTAGCGTTTTCGCTCTCAAGCCTGCAAAGCTTCCACTGGCAGTAGACATTGTCAACGTCAGGCAAGCTGCAAGTGCCTGTAGCAGGCAATGTTTTAGTGCCGACGCCAGCGATCAAAGTAACCGGAGAGGCTGATGCATAGTAGAACGAGATAGCACCTTTGGTGCTTGTGCTCGGCAACGCAATAGTCATGCTCGCCTGACCGGTCGCAACTTTCAGCGCCGTTTTGCCTAAGTTGAGCACCGCGCCTGACGGTGAGTCGAGCGTGCGAACGTTGAACTGGGCCGTGCCGCCGGTAGCCTTGGAGCGCACAGCTACCGCATTAGTAAAGACGGTGCCGGGGTACAAGCTATCGTAGAACGAGCCCACGCTGACAGGTGCATAGGTGCCGGCAGAGGCATTAGCTCCTGGAATGAGGCCCTCAAAGTCCATGCCGTACTTAACACCGTCCCATTGAGACTGACTGCTTGTTGTCAACAAGCCGCCTAGCTCCCAGTTAAACGTGAGAATAGGAGCGTCAGGCAAGTCAGGCGGTGTGCCGAATTCCATGTGGTCAAAGAAGACCTCATTGTTGAAGCTGGCTTTGCCTGTTGTAACCTTAATCGAGCGAGCAACCCCCGAGAAGTAAAACACAGTTTGGTAGAACGCATTCAAGAGACCTGCCGCTACGCCGCTAGGTCCGGCGAGCAACGTGCCAGTGCCGTTAACACCCGAGTAGATGCTAATGATCGGCGTTGCGTTGCTTACTGAAAGGCAGGTCCACACCGACCAACGATCCTTGAAACCTGCAGGCACGTTGATGTAAGCTACGTTCTGGTCCTCAGGCGGTGAGGATGTGATGCACTGCGTCGGAGCGTTAACAAAGGAGCCTACGCCGTTATAGGGCAGCTTGATGCTGTCAAGCGTGCCGTATACCATGTCATCGAAGCCAACGAGCTGCTCGTTGCCAGCTGTGGTACCAGGCCCTTGTGTAACCGTGAATCGAATCTCGTTGAACGGGTGGACATCGTTCGTGTAGCCGAAGAACAGCAGGGTTGCGTTGATCCCGCTGGTATCAGGGCCTACTTCAACGTTGAGGTCAACTGGGAAGCCGTTGCTGTAGAAGCTGAGCTTGACCGTGCCGCCGGCCGCTCCTAGGTCGCCGAAGTCAGTTCCGTAGAAGCCAAAGGCTTGGGTGTGGCTAGTAAACTTTAGCGTGAACTCACCCGATGACTGCCACCACTTACCGTCTTCAAGCAGACCGCTACCTGAGTCAATGGTCGTGTTGAACCGACCTGGGAAGTCTTGCCCAACGGTCTTAATGCCTTGCACGTTGCCGTCAATCGGCGCGGCTTGTGTCAGCTGGCACGTGCTGCCGAAGAGGTAAAGCGTGAAGTCATCAGACGGCCTGCTACCCGCAATTGAGAACTCAAAGGTCTCCACCTTGGAGGTGGCGAGAGCCGTCATGAACTCGGCTCGCTTAGCGGCTGCAAGGCTGGTAACGGGGAACGTTCCGCCCGAGTTTGTATCTACGGCGTAGTAGGTAGTCGCGGTCATCGACTATTTACTACAGCCGATGGCCTGCTCAGAGAGTCAGCATGAGAGCTTGCTGAATGGTGACGCCCGAGTACACGCCGATGGAGTCGATGCACTTTGCGTCATTCGGGTTCAAGATCTCGACATAAGCTGTGTGCATGTTGGCAGAGCTGCCGATATTAGCGGACTGGCCTACTTGAGCGCCGTTCGCCATCGAGATAGTGGTTGACGCCGTGACATAGATTCCGATCTTGTTAGTGCCTGGCGTGAGCGGGAAGCGAGGCAGGTTGTTGTTGCCCGTCTCACCGACCTGCTTGATCTCAACGAGCCCGTCGGAAGCTACCGTTAGCTTTGTCTCAGACAATGATGAACCGTACAAGCCGAACCGCACGTAGCTGGTGGCTGGGTTACCTGCGGTCTCGCTGTTTGTCGCGGTCATTGTAACGAAGTAAGGGAATGACGTGACGAAGGGCGTTCTAGAAGGCGTTGCATGACATTCCAGCAGCACAGGCAGGTTATCTATCGTCGCTGGGCCAAAGAGCGCCTTGTACATGACTTTCCCAGCGTTCTTGGCGTCACCTGTGGTTGTTACCCACTGTGACAGCCCAGTTACCACAGGGAAGGTAGTCAGGGTGCTGGTTGTCGGATCCGTGCCGTCAACCGAGTTGAACTGGTCATAAAGCAGTGCTGCTGGACCCACTGTTGAGATCGAGCATGAGGTTGACACGCACTTGTACCAGCCGTATGGGAAGCTGATGCCCCATGACGGGCCAAAGACGCCGCCGATCTCAGTGCCGCCGTTATAGAACTCTTGGATCTGGTTTAGGTTGCCGGTTGCATCAGATGATGTGCCTGCAACCGGTCGTTCAGCATTAACCTGCCCGACATCATTGAAGATGAGCAAGCGGTATGGGATCGGCGGAATGTCGCCGGTTAGCTTCTTGACCCAGTAGGGGCCTAGCTTCTCCGGAGTTGTCATACGTGAACGACGGGAACGATGTCTCGATATGCTACAACGTTACGCATGTCGCCGGCAGCTGGGATAGCGATGACAGTCACCTTGGCTTCATTTGCACAGACAAGCTGCAACGTAAATGCACCGGTTGACGGGTCACTAACTGATGAGCCAACGACAGCGTTATTTGTTTGGCTGATTGCAATGACCGTGCGTGCAATGCCGGTACCCGCCCCGTTTTGTACGAAGCCGCGGAGCTCTTTAGTATTTGGGTACAGGTCAAAGGATGACCGATTGGCGTTATTGCCTAGAACAAACTCTGGCCAACCTGTAGCTGTCCACAAGCTACCGCCAAAAGCGCCAGGGATTCGGTCAGTGTAGCCCTTTGTGAAGGCGCGTCCGATTGTTTGAACAGCGCCAGCTTGCGTGACCTGCGCGGCGATTCGCTGGTCAAACGTTGTGCCGACATATGAAAGAGCTGCCATGGCTTACCAGGTATCGCTGATTTCAATGAAGCACCGACCTGCTGTGCTGCCTGTGTACACAACAACGCAAAGCAGGGTCTTGCCAGCTACTACGCCGGTGCCGGTGATGATGTCGCCGTGCGAGCCGGCGAGAGACGAGATCGGAGCCCACATGCCTGGCATCCGCCCGCGCACGACATGGTAGCTGCTTGCCACAATCTCAGCAAGCTCAACCGACGTTAGTAAGATGCCGCCTGTCAGTGGGTCGGGATACGTGTTTGACGAGCTAGACGCGCCCATCGTAGTTACGCTGGCATACTGGCCTGGAAGCCCCTTGTGGAACTTAACGCCGCCCTGACCTTGGCCCAAGTAGCCACGGCAGATGTAGTGCCCGCTGGCTGCCGATGAGGAGATGCTGTTTGAGCAAGAGCCGAACTGTCCGGTACCGGCCGTTGTGTTCACAGGCCCGAAGATAGCCGTGTTGTATGTGTCGCCCGGACGGTAGCTAATGAAGTCACCGAAGAAGAACTGCCCGTTGCTCGAGTTTGTGGTGTTGGTCGAAGCCTCCCACGTAGTCGGGGTCGAGGTTGGCTCGATGAACATGTACATCGCGGTAGCCGATGTAATGATTACCCACGCACGAGCGGTAGCATCAGCGGTGCTGCTCTTCATGATCGGGTAGCCAGCCGCTTGCGAGAATGACGTGCCTAGGTCTTGTGAAAAATTATTGACTCCCACTGAGTCGCTTGACATCGTTTCATAGCCGTGGAAACGCGCTGGCGTAGCGTTTGAGTCATCCAGGCGCAGGTATCGTTGATTGCCGCCTGCAGTACGGTAAACAGCGATATTGGTAGCGCTATACGGCTTGGTCCAACCAGAACCAGTAGACGAGCCATAGCCGCTAATGAGGACCGAATCTAGCAAGGCTAGAAGGCTACCGGTTGTGCCGGAAAGGGTCGGCGCACCTGCGTCGGACGAGCGATAAACGCGAACAGTCATATGATCTCCTAAGCTATTTACCAGGTATTGCTAGTCTCGAGAAAGGCTTTCCCGGTGACAGTTGTAGTTAGCGCGTTGTTGCGCGTGTAAGCGGTGACAACGAGATAGGTCTGTGAAGCGGTGCCATTGAACGTATCACCGTGGTTGAAGCCAGTCTGTTGCGGAGCCCACAAGCCAGGCAGGTAGCCGCGCGCCACAATTATGTCCGTGGCTAGGTTAGGATTTTGTTGCAACCCACGTTCAGAAATTTGAATCCGTTGCATCGTGATCATTCCAGAGACAGGATCAGGATACGATGTCACAAAGCCGTTCCACACGCCCAGGGCAAAGTCCGAGTAGTTATTGCTGGCAAGGTACCGCATGGCTGACTTATAGCAACCGATTGACCTCTTTAGCTGCAGGATGCCGCGGCAGATGTAGTGGCCAAGATGACCTGCAGCCGGTGAGCCGCTTGAGTTTAGCTGTGCAAAGTTACCCATGCCAGCGGTGCTCGAAGTTGAGCCGATGATCATTGTGTTGAACTGGTCACCAGAACGATAGCTAATAAAGTCACCAAAGAAGAACTGTCCGCATGATGAACCGGTTGTAGAACCTGCAGCCCACGCATTTCCAACCTCAGGGAAGAAGTAGAAGCAACGGTCATTACCCGCTAGGATCCAACCCGACGTGCCGCCGCTGGTCTTTCGCAAGTACAAGCCACCCGATACCTGCGCATCAGTTGGGAACTGGTTAAAGCCTGTGCTCAATCCGGTCATTGACTCAAAACCTACCACGCGTACAACTTGCGTGTCAGTATCGTCAACTCGGATGTAGTGCCTGTTACCGCCTGGTGCCCGGTAAACAGCAACATTGGTACCTGAATAGTCCTTGGTCCAACCAAGGCCTGTTTTTGAACCGTACCCTGTGACCAAGCATGCGTCAAGCAGCGCGATGAACGAACCTGCGCTGCTTGTCAGAGTCGGCGCGGAGGCATCGCTGTCATAGAAAGTTGTTGCCATTATGCGTACCAGTTATCCGTTAGTTCGATGATGAAAGGGGCAACACCGTTGCTGCTGGTATAGTAGAACGTAAGGCCTATAAACTGGCGACCTGCATACGCGCCTGTACCGTTCCAAATATAGCCTGAATTTTCAAGACCACCGTTGATAACCGACGCAGCATATGTCAGGCCACCATAACCTCCTGGCAAACGGCCACGAATCAGCCATTGCACCAAATTGGTAGAATTTTCAGACTGCTCAGCAAGCTCAATGCCCACAATACCTACTTCGCCCGTACCCTGCTCAGGGAAACCCAAGAAGCCCGTAGAGTCAGGTGCCATGATAGTCATGCCGTTGACCATGCCGGTGACTTGGCATGCACAAGGGTGAGAGATCTTAGCACCGTTGTAGTTGCGCGCCATCCAGTGATTGGACATCGTTGTCCCCCAGGTTGATTCAGAGCCTAAGCCTTGATACAGTGTATTTGTCAGGTTGGTCAGCAGGAAGCAATTGTACGTGTCCGTAGTCTGCTTGTGACTCTTGATCTCGCCAAAGAACCACATATCAAACGCTTGGTTCAAGCCAGAACCGGTGATTTGTGTATAGACAGCCGACGAGCTAGCGCTGCCGCACATGAAGTAAAACGCGCGGTCATGAACGATGGCCATCCACGGGCGCGCGGTTGCGCTAACTGTTGAGCTTTTATTAACGGTCTGCCCGTTTGTTGCTTGAGCGACGCTTGGAAACGGATTCGTGCCATCATCCGTTGCGTCAGTCATTGTCTCATAGCCGCGCAGCTCGGCAAAGGCGGCTGTCACAAAAGTAGCTGAATCATCAACCATCAAGTAATAGCGGGTGCCGGTTGCTGCACGATATGAAGCGGTGTTGGTACCTGCAAATGCTTTTGACCAGCCAGCGCCAGGCTGCGAGCCGTAACCGTTCACAAGCACAGCATCGAGCAGCGCGACAAGCGCGCCGGCGGTGCCGCTCAAGACCGGCGCTCCAGTATCTGTTGACTTATAAAGGCGAACTGTCATACAGTAGGTGGTGTGTAGTTTGAGTTGGAAAACTGCAGGATCAAGCTGTCACCGGCTTGAGGCGTATATGTCAGGCTGGTCTGCTTAAGCACCAAGTTGAGCGGCATGGTAGACAGCCGAAGTTCGGCTGAAACTACAGCATTTGAAAAGCCATTGTTCACGCTACGTCTCCTGTCACGTCCCAGGTATCTGAACCCACGTACATCGCTAGGATGACAGCGCCGCGGCGACCCGTCGCGCCCGCATACCCAACGGGGATGTTGAGCGTCACACCGCCTGCTGGTGAAAGCGTAATCTGACCTGTGCCGACTTGTCGAACGCTGATAAACTGCCCGAGCGTGAACGGCACGGTCGAGTTGAGTGGCACCGACACGATACCTGCACCTGACACATTGATGCGGATTAAGCCACCGGCGTCAGCAAGCAAGAAGCTCTCAGTTGTCGATGTAGAGTTCCGAAAGGCGATGGCTGTTGCCCCGCCTGCTGGACCGGTTGGGCCAGGACCTCCCATGCCGTTAGCGCCGGTCGGACCCGTCGGACCACCGAACGCTCCTGTTGGGCCAAGCGGGCCTGTTGGGCCGGTGACATTTGAAGCAGCGCCGGTTGGGCCGGTGACTGAGTCGCCGGTTGGGCCGGTGATGCTTAGGCCGTTAAGGCCGGTTGGACCTGCATTCCCGGTTGCGCCCTTAGCGCCAGTTGGGCCTGTCAAAGACGGTCCTGTTGGGCCGCGGGCGCCGGCAGGACCAGCCGGGCCTGTAGCCAGGATCGAGCCAGTGACCGAAACACCGAAGCCGAACAGGTTGCCCTCGATATCCCACTCGTTGGCACCTACCTTCGTGACTGAGACCTTGCCGTAGCGTTGGCCGATCTGGAGGGTGCCGCCAGGCGAGTTGAGGGTAACCGAGCCGTTCTTTGGGGTGATAAATGTAGGGTCAGTGCCTACTTGCGACGCCACCACGGTCGTGCCGATGGGGAAGTTAACCGTTGCGTCATCAGGAATGACCAGCGATGCATTGACTCCACCTGTGCTGTTAAAGCGGAACAAGTAAGAGACATCCGTGATGACAAGCTCGTAGTTAACGGCCTTCGTGCGGATACGGGGCGACGACAAGTCAAAGTAGGTACCGCTGTCAACTACGGACGGGTATTCGATGGTGTCTCGGGTGGCGTTGTAACGTACAGGGCTCGAGCCGATAGGGATCCACGTGTCCCGGGCGGCGTTCATGATGTAGGCTACATCCTCCTCCAGGTCTGCAACGATCTGGCCACCGTAACGGCGAGGTGAAGTCAGGTAGTCGAGCCGCTCAGCCGTTGTCGCAAACGAGCTATCGATGTCAATCGGAACTGAGTCCTGCCGCTTATACTGGAGCGGAAAGAGAGTAAGCGCAGCCATTAGATGAAGACCCTGTAGTGGTTCGTGATCGAGAAGGGCTCAACCGGGGTATAGGTGTAGACTCGGTAGGTTATGGGGCCGTACCCATTATTGCCGTACACTTGCATCGAGCTTTCTACAAAGTTGCCCTTAACTTCAGAGTCAGCGAGCTCTTGATAACGCACGGAGGCAACCGCTCGCCGGTCCGCTGGGTATGCAAAAGTTACGCTAGGTGAGCCAGGCGGGATCGTAATGACAAAGTTCGGAAGAATCGACCCACCGATGGCTACACCGGCTGAATCCACCGTAGCATTTACGTCTGAGCTAAACGTCGGTGTCAGGTTGTTTCGCACGTCGGCGCCGGTCATCGGCGCGCCTTCAGATGGCGAGCCATAGTATGCCAGCCATTTACCTACATAAGAGATGGAATTTGAGGGCGCTGTACCTGCAAGAATATGGCCAGTGCAATCCTCAACGCCCATGTTGTTGAGCTTGCAGTCGCCCTCGTTATAGCTCGTCGTACCCGAATAGACAACAGGCGAGAGCGTCTGTTGTATAAAATTGTCGGTGTTCGGGTAGCTAGTTGCAAGCAGCACCGAGTTCTTTGACAGCGTAGTGCCGTTTTCAGGGCCACCGTCCCCTGGGTTGTAGCTTCGGTTGACCTCGATGTCCAAGAACGTGCCGATCTCAGACACAGTAATTGAACCGATTTGATAGCTGTTCAGCAGCGGAATCTGAGATGACGGGTCCGGGTCAGGGATGCTGTTGCCTGTGATGCCCATTGACGGCGCAACATAGCCAGGAGGCAGGGTACGCTGCGAGACTAGCAGCACAAACTGCGAGAATGTCAAGCCTTGAGTGAAGGTAAAGCCCTCATCGACCGCGCCGACGGAAGTGCCGATGACCTCAACGTCTTGGTCAAGCGGGCCCATGCCTTGACCGCCCATGCCTGCGGCGCCGAAGCGGTCAATGTCAAGCTGAATCGAGACCTCAGAGAGGATCGTGCCGACCTTTAGCTCGCCTAGCTGCGTTGCGTTGGACGGCGGACCCTGGTACAGCACGCCGTTCACGCCGCAGAAGATGTCCTTGCCGAGCGAGAAGTCCCAGTTCCACTGGTCATTGTAAAGGATGCCGTCCTGCAGGTACTCGACCACGTCTCCGACGGCGGCTTCATGCGTAGAGATGCCGATCGGCCACTTCATGGCGTCAACGGGGCTTGCGAGTGCGGCGGTTGACAGGTTGATGTTGGTGACGCACACGAAGGCCGGAATCGGCTCTTGGGCGATCATCGCTGTCGAGCCAGCCTCGAGGTTGACCGGCGAGCTGTAGCGGCCAGTGTTGATGACGATGTTCGTCGCCGAAGTCAGCAGGGTGCCGTCGTCAAGCCTGATCGCTTTCAGGTCCTCGCCGTAGGTGATGTAACCCGCAGTGACGTTGACGTTTAAGCCCACCTGCGAGCCGAAGCTCCGGTGCGTGATGACTTGTGTGCTCGGGCCAAACGAAGCGGCGAAGACGCGGCAGCACTGCTTCCAGGTCGTCGAGTCCCAGTAGTACATGATGTGCTCGTTCGTGTTGAACCAGCACTGGTCAACACGTTGGCCTGTAGGCGCTGTCGGGCCGTAGGTGACCGACCACGGCGTGTAGCCCTTGGTCACATGACCTGTAGCCAGGTTGATGTCCCAATACAGCTGATAGGTGATCAGCGAAGGAGGCGCGCCCCAAATAGGCAGCCAGTTGAACGGGCCCCATGACTGGGACTGGTTCACGCGCTCCTCGATGAGGTAATCCTTGTCACGATACGCGGCAGCCACGATCAACCACGGCGACGTGATGTTCACGTTTACGGTGCTATGGGTGTTGTTGTAGGTGAGGAAGTCGGGCTTGGACAGGATAGACCGAGCGCGAACGATGCCTTGACGAAAGTTGAGTTGCATAACTAGCCGCTATTTATGAACCGATCAAGGTCACCACCAAGCCCTTGGCTCCGGTGCCTGCTGTTGTAACATCGACCGTCACGAGAGCGTCGCTTGGGACCGATCCGAGCGATAAGGCCGCGGGGGTTGCTGCCGATTGGCTGCTACGCTCATTGGCGTCAATAGTCAGCAAGGTGCTGAAGATTGACGAGCCGTTGACCTTGACATCGACCGTGACTACGCCCGACGTGCTAGCCATCAAGACAAACGCACGTGCGCCGATCAGCGTAAAGGCACGAGGCGACGGTCGGTAACCTACATTTGCCGCAACTGTTAAGTTGCTTGTCAGGTCGCCGCATGGAATCTGCAAGTAGAGGTCAGTCGGGCCTTGCGGGCCGGTCGGGCCTGTATCTCCCGTGGCTCCTGTCGGACCCGTAACTGAGCTGTCAGCACCCGTTGCGCCCGTTGCACCCGTAGGACCTGTGTCACCTACGGCTCCGGTTGGGCCCTTGATACCTGTCGGGCCCGTCACGCCCGTAGGCCCTACTATTCCTGTAGCCCCCGTTGGGCCAGTGACGCCTTGTGAACCTGTCGGACCCGTTGAGCCAACTGAACCGGTCGGACCTGTAGGACCTGCTGAACCAGCCACACCTGTCGGGCCTGTGACCGCTGGGCCTGTCGGGCCGCCGGCGCCAGCTGAACCTGTTGGGCCGGTTGCTCCCGAACCTGTTGGGCCGGTTGTTCCGCGCAAGCCCAGCGCGCCTGTCGGGCCTGTCATGCCGCGAGCTCCGGTGACGCCGACAGCGCCGGTTGCGCCGGTTGGGCCTGTCAACGCAAGACCCTGCGGGCCGGTTGGGCCACCGAATGCGCCTGTCGGTCCTGCTACGCCCGTCGGACCCGTCGGACCTACATCGCCTGGGTAACCTTGAGGACCTGCTAAGCCCGTCGGACCACGAACGCCTGTTGGACCGGTAGCGCCGCCACCGGTCGGACCTGTGACAGTTGAAGCAGGGCCAGTTGGGCCAGTCACGCCAGGGCCAGTAGGTCCCGTCGTGCCGGTCGGGCCAAGCGGTCCTGTCATGCCGGTCGGGCCTTGCGAGCCTGGATCACCGACGGGGCCGGTCGAGCCGAAACCGGTAGGACCCGTCGGGCCTGGAGGACCACCGTTCGGTCCCGTCGGTCCCGTGATTGCAAAGCCGGTCGGGCCTGTTGCGCCAGTGTTGCCGGTCGGGCCAGTTTGACCTTGCGGCCCTGTAACACCGCGTGGGCCAGTTGCACCTGTTGCGCCCTGTGAGCCTACGATGCCGTTCGGTCCTGTCGGGCCTTTTTGACCTACGGGACCGAGCGCACCCGTCGGGCCTGTGACACCGTGCGGACCTGTGACGCCTTGCGGGCCAGTCACGCCAGTAGGACCTATCGAGCCTGTGTTGCCGATCAAGCCGGTCGGGCCTGTGACACCTTGCAAGCCGGTCGGGCCAAGCGATCCCGTAGGACCCGTTGAGCCTGTAAGCCCGACCGAACCTGTGTTGCCTGTTGGCCCCGTAGCACCCGTTGGGCCTACCGTGCCTTGAACGCCGCGCGGGCCTACCGTGCCTTGAGCTCCTGCTGAACCGGTCGGGCCTGTTGCGCCTGAGCCGCCGACGAAACCTTGAGGGCCTGTCGGGCCGTAAGCCACGGCGTCAAGCCTGACGACGATCGTTGTCGAGTCAATGATGGTAGCAACAGCTTGATAGGCGCCGATGCTTGGGCGCGTTTGCGTCAAGCTACCGGTGCTGTCCATGTACAGCTCTGAGCCGTTTGTTAAGTTCCAGCTCCAACCCGAGTTGGTAACAGGGCCGTCAAGGATAACTTCGAGGTCAGCGGTGCCGGCGTCAACACCTACCGTAAGCAAGCCGAACGCCTTGATAGTTGGGCTCGCTCGCTTCAGACCGTTGGAGACGGTGGCATCCATCGCCACCATGGTGTACGGGCCGATGTTTTCGGTGACGTTGAATTGGTGAGAGAAGGTTGTCATTGTGGAACGATCATCCAAGAGATCAGCGATGTATCAGCCGCCTGAACAGCACCGAGATAGTCTCGAGAGGTAATCGTGAAGCTGTTTTCAAGCTTCACGATTGAGTAGCTGCAACCGATGGTGCCGCCGTCTGACAGCCGGTTGACAAACACAAGGTCAGAGTCGCCCATCGTAGCTGTGACTGTAGCCGTACCGTTGACAAGCGTAGTGATGCCGACGGTTGTCGTAGTTTGCGGCGCTGGGCCAGTCGGACCTTCGGGACCCGTTGGCCCAGCAGAACCGTCTGCCCCTGTCGGGCCAGCGGCTCCAGCTGGGCCGGTAGAACCTACACCCCCTAAGGCTCCGGTCGGGCCGGTAAGGCCGCGCGGGCCCGTCGGGCCTGCATCGCCGCCACCAGGGCCAGTAGGACCGACAACCGAAGACATGTTGTCCAGCATGAAGCTGAGCAACAGCGACTTGTGGCCTCGTACCACGCCGACGGCTTGCGCGATGCTATTGAACGGCCGGGAGGTCGTAACGGCGCCGCCTGAGTCGAGCCAAAGCAGCTTGCCGATGTCTTCATCATCGAAGTCAAACTGGTCATTGATGACCACGCCGCTCGACACGACATGTGCAGGCAGACCTGTGCCTGTTGCCTGCCGAACATAGCCAGACGCCCACCGATCAAGGTCAGGGTCAGCGACTACGAGTGCACCTGGCGCTTGAATGGCGACAAATGAGCCGGCTGGGATCGGCTCAGCGGCCAGCGTGTACTCCTGCTCGGCATCGAGCGAGACCACGTTGTCGAAGCCGCCGACTATGACCTTGAAGCCGTTGGCCGAGTTGATGAAGGTGCCGTCAAGCGGGTCTTGCACGCCGCGGCCGCTCAGGCCGTACACGATGTAGCCGGCGCTAGAAGGAGTGGCAAGACCTACCTGTGACGCAAACGGCCAAGGCTCTACGGCGAGGTTCAGCACGTGGCCAGCAAACACTCGGATCTTAGGGACCCAGGCGCCGTCGTAGCCGTAGTACATGACCTTTTCTGTCGTGTTGAAGTAGTGGAGGCCGTTCGTAACAGTCAACGGCATCAACGGGCCATACTGCGGCGCCGTAGTTGTGAAGCCGCGTGAGACAGCGGCTGTTGCGGTGTTGATGTCCCAATAGAGCCATGCGTTGCCTGTTGTCGGCAGCGGGCCCCAAGCGTGCGAGACGTTATATGGCTCGTCAAGCAGGTAGTTTCGAGTCTTGTGAGCGGTCGTAGCGAGGAGCTTTTGATCCGTGACGTAGATGTCAACGTAAGCTCCGTCCATCTGAAGAAACAGGCGCGCATTGCCAGGCAGGGCGGTCTGTCCCTTAAGAATGCCTTGAATGTACGGTACCTGCATGAAGACCCTCTTAAAATGCTTCTATGTGACAGCCATAGATATAATGTCTGTCGGTCAATCCCTCTATTTATGCATAGAGGGCTGACAGCTATAGAATAGGATACACATGCCGTATAGCTCAGAATCGGGTAAGCCGATCATCAAAGCCGTCCTCCAACGGCTCGCAAGCCGTCGCAAGAATGAAGAGCTCAAAGCTCTCGACATTGGTGCGGGTAGTGGGACCTACCCGAAGCTCGTCAACCAGCTCTTTCCAAAGATCGCTTGGACAGGGGTTGAAATCTGGGAGCCGTATGTCGAACAGTTTGGCCTCAACGAGCTATATGACCAGCTGCTAATCCAGGACGCGCAGTCAGCCATGGCTTGGCTGCTCACCGAACAGCAGCATCTTCAGCGCTTCGACCTGATCTTCATCGGTGACGTGCTTGAGCACATGACACGACCTGTTGCGCTGTACGTGCTCAACATGGCGAAGCAGCTGCTCAGCGAACGTGGCATGCTGATTGTGTCGGTGCCTATCGGCGACTACCCCCAAGGCGAGTACTTGGGCAACCCGCACGAAGCGCACGTTGACACCTGGTTGACCCTTAAGGAGCTAGAGCTGGCGTTAATGCCCGAGTCTGTCAAGAGCGGTCACATTGGGCCGTGGTCATCACGGGCTGTGCAAGATAATGAGATCGGCGTGGGCTTCTACTACGCATCGCATATCTACGGCACGCTTCGACCTAGCATTGGCGCTTACCTGATTTGCAAGAACGAGGGTGAGTTCATCAATCGTTGCTTAGACAGCCTGGATGACTGCAATGTCGTTATCGCTTGCGACACCGGCTCGACCGATGACACGCTTGCCAGGCTCAATACGTATGCCGAGTCGCCTGACTTCGGCCCAGAGATGCAAGTGCACGAGCTTTGCGTCTCTCCTTGGCGCTTTGATGACGCGCGCAACGCCGCGCTCAGCTTCATGCCGAGCGACATCGACTTGTGCATCTCAATCGATGCCGATGAGACTCTCGAAGGCTCATTCGTGCCTGACCTGCGCAAAGCGTGGTGGGACACCTTCTGGCAAGGTAAAATCATCGACCGGGTCTACCACTCGTTTTCGACCCACTGGAACTGGGACAAGCCTGACGAAGCCCCGAACGTCTCGAACCACTTCCATGAGCGGATCCATAGCCGGTTCGGCTACCGCTGGTTCCACCCAGTGCATGAGAAGCTGGTAGCGAGCAATGAAGCTTGCGCGATCTGGCGCACTGGCCTGCTGATGAAGCAACAGCCTGACAATAGCAAGAGCAGGTCATCCTACTTGCCGCTGCTCGAACAGGCTGTCAAAGAGGACCCGACCGACTGGAAGCTGTGGTCCTTCTTATCGAGCGACCTCGCTGCAGCCGGACGAATTGATGAGGCTCTGGCAGCCCTTGAAACTTGCGGCCAACAGCCTGAGGCTGACAAGGCGTTCATCTGCTGGCGTAAAGCAGGCCTCTATGAGCACAAGGGCGACATCGACAAGGCCTTGGTTGAGCTCGAAAGCTCAACCAAGCTGAAGCGAATCCGTGAAAGCTTCGTGCTGTGGGCTGAGATGCTTGAACGGCATGCCAGGCCAGCACAGAACGCCTGGCATGCAGCTCTTCGCTGTGAACAACCCACCCAAGGCTACATGCGGCGCGAGGACGTGTGGACGCCTGAGTTCAAGGCGATGCTCGAAGAGAAGGTGGACTGGGAGCCACCTAACTTTGTCTACAATGCAGGCGGCGAGCTGCTCAAGCTCTATAACGCGGGCTCGATCGGCGCCGATGAGTACTTGTCGGTGATGAACGCGCTCGGCGCCGCCATCGATCCAGCAACATTCAAAGCCTCAGAGGCAGAACGGAAGACCTAAGTAGTGTTTCATTACATCTACAAAACTACTTGTTTAGTTACAGGTCGATATTACATCGGCATGCATACTACCAAGAAGCTCGAAGATGGCTATTTGGGCTCTGGGAAGTTGATCCGTAGGTCTATTGAAAAATATAGATCGGATCAACATGCCAAGATCATCCTCGAGTATTGCCAGAGCTTAGATGAAGTAAAGCGACGTGAACGCGAAATCGTCACACATGCGTTAATTGCCGATGACCTATGCATGAATTTGAAAATCGGTGGTGAAGGTGGCGGTGAGCGCGGCGTTAAACGATCAGCTGAAACGCGGGCACGAATGTCGGCTTCAATGAAAGGCATTCCTAAAAGCCCCGAGCATGCTGAGAAAATGTGGCAAGCTAAAATAGGCACAACCGCATCCGCAGAAACCCGTGCCAAAATGTCAACATCTCGGATAGGGAAGAAATTGCCCTTCAGTGCTGAGCACATTGCAAAACTAACAGAAGCACGCCAAAACCGCCGCGATGAAGGTCGAGACAAGCATAATCTAGGACGTAAATTTCCAAGGACCGAATAATGAAAGTTTCTGTTTATACAATTGCCCTCAATGAGTCCAAGCATGTGAACCGCTTCATGGACTGCCTGGTCAATGAGGCTGATGATGTCTACGTGCTTGACACGGGCTCCACAGACGACACGGTAAAAAAGCTCCGAGCACGCGGCGCTATAGTCAAGACGGGCGTCTTCTCTCCGTGGCGCTTTGACACGCCGCGCAACGCTTCGCTCGCTATGGTGCCTGCAAGCACCGACATCTGCGTCTGTATCGACCTTGACGAGGTCCTGACACCCGGCTGGCGGGCGGCCGTGGAGAGGGCTTGGGTGCCTGGCACGACACGCCTACGTTACAAGTACGCATGGAGCCACAACGCCGACGATACGCCGGCTACCACATTCTACTACGACAAGATCCACCAGCGCAAGAACTACCGTTGGGTCAAGCCTGTGCACGAAATCCTTCAGCTCTACAACGAGCCCGAGGTGCAAGCGTGGTCGGAGGAGTTCATGCTTCACCACTACCCAGACGTGTCCAAGAGCAGGTCATCCTACCTGCCGCTGCTCGAGCTAGCTGTCAAGGAGGAGCCGCATGATGACCGCAGCTGCCATTATCTGGGCCGTGAGTATATGTACTATGGCCACTACGACAAGGCTATCACAGAGCTGCAACGTCACCTGAGCTTGCCGTCGGCTACGTGGGCCTCCGAGCGCGCGGCATCGATGCGGTTCATCAGTCGCTGCCACATGTTCAGAGGTGACTATGAGGCCGCCAAGGTCTGGGCGCTGAAGGCGTGCGCTGAAGCACCTAATGACCGCGAGCCGTGGTACGAGCTAGCCAAGGTCGCCTACTTGCTGAAGGACTTCAACCTGCTATACAGCTCAGCCGAAGCAACCCTGAAGACCGGCGAGCAAGGCCGTACCTACATCAGCGATCCAGAGGCATGGGGCTACTTGCCGTATGACTATGCGGCGCTCGGAGCTTGGAACATCGGCTTCAAGAGCAAGGCGCTTGAGCACGGCCGACTGGCTTATGAGCGGGCGTTGAAGCTGCAAGAGCCTGAGCAGGTTATTGAAAGGCTCAAAACAAACATCACATTCTACAACAGCTGAATACAATCAAATCTATGTCTGAAATTGAACAAGCATTCCGCAAGATCTACGCTGATGTCGCTGCCGGCCAAGAGTGCTCACCCCGTGGCCAGAAGGTCATCGAGGTCGAGAACTATGCTTACGAGCTGCCGCCTTATGCTCGCTTCGCCAACTTTGACGCTCGCAAGCTGAAGCTTGGCTACGTCAAGAAAGAGCTTCTCTGGTACCTGAAGGCCGACCCGTTTGACCTCAGCATCGTGGACGCCGCCTCTCTCTGGCAAGAGCTGCCCAACCCCGACGGCACCATCAACTCGCACTACGGCGCTCACGTCTTCGGTCGTGGTGATGATCAGTGGCGCACGCCGTTGAGCATCGGAGTTCCGTTGGCGCACAAGAGCCAGTTCTCGGCGATCATCGCTGAGCTGCAGCGCGACAAGGACTCTCGCCGTGCCTCGGCGACCATCCTCAATCGCAGCCACCTGCTCAACCCAGCGACCAAGGACTTTCCTTGCACCTACGCCCTCAACTTCCGCATCCGCGACAACGAGCTAAAGATGAGCGTGCACATGCGCAGTCAGGACGCTGTCTTCGGCATGGGCAATGACGCGCCGGCTTTCTCGTTGATTCAAGAGATGGTCTACGTCTGTCTGCGTGACTTCGCTTACCCTGACCTGCAGATGGGCTCTTACCACCACATCGCCGACTCGTTCCACTACTACGAGAGGCACTTCGACATGGTGAAGGAAATCAATGCAGGCTCGGCCTTCACGCCCATCGAAGTACCCCGCATCCGTGACGCTAGCGAGGTAATCTACCTGCTAGGTAACATCAGCAAGGATTCCAAGCCGGGCGACTTCACCGCCTGGCTCAACTCTTAACCTAACAGTATCGGAAATAACATCATGAAGATCATCGCAATCAAGTTCCCGCAAGGTGACGAAATCATCGGCCGCCTGGCCTCCGAGACCGATACCACGGTCACCATCGAGTCGCCGCGAGCCATCGGCATTCAAGAGAATGAAAATGGTGTCGGCTTGGGATTCATGCCTTGGCTTTTGTCCGCTCCTGACGCCACGGTCACGATTGACCGTAACCAGGTGGCAGCCCTATTTGAGCCGCGTGCGGACATCGAGAAGGCCTACCTCCAACAGACCTCCCGCATTCAGCTGATGGGCTGAAATAATGCATAAGATCTACCTTGCAGGCCCGATTACGGGCTGTTCTTGGGGAGAGTCCGAAAATTGGCGTGACAAGTTCAAAGCCTTCGAGATTCCCAATGTCCAGTGCTACAGTCCGCTTCGGGGCAAGGAGTACCTCAAGGGTGACCGCATGATCGCCGACAGCTACATGCAGCATCGCATGAGCACAGCCAAGGCGATCATGGTCAGGGACGCCTTTGATGTGCGCAGCGCAGACGCCGTCGTGGTCAACTTCCAGGGTGCTCAACGAGTTAGCATTGGCACCGTCATGGAGATCGCTTGGGCTTGGGACCGCAACAAGCCTGTGATCGCCATCTTTGACGAGCCAGGAACGCCAGACCCAGCCGTCTACGCTCCTGGTACCGCACCGCGAGACATTCATGAGCATGCTATGCTAAATGAGGCAATCTCGTGGAAGGTGTACAATCTCGAAGACGCCGCTGAAATTTGTCGGCTGTTGTTCAACGCATAAAATATCTAATCGGTCAATGCCTTCTACAGATACATATTTGTAGGAGGTATTATGCTATTAGAGATTATTGATACATCACAAAAGTTTGACAGAGCTATTAGGCTATGGAAAGTTGCTTGTGATGACTGCACAATAGAACAACTTAGAACATTCAATCAAATTCGTAACAGCGAACAACGATGGAACGGATTCCATATTTGTAAGCCTTGTGCAACACGAAGAACCAACAAGACCAAGACACAAGAGGATTATGCAATCGCTGGAGAGGCTGGGCGATTGGCAACCAAAAATAAACGCTTAGAAGAAATCGTGGGTGAGACTAAGGCAAAACGAATCAAAACGGAGTATACAGCTAAAAGATCTGGGAAAAATAATCCAAACTTTGGTGGCAAATTATCACGCGGATTCGCGGATAGACCTCTCAGAGGAAAATGGGAGGATTTGTTCGGAATAGAAAAAGCAGCTGACATGAAACTTAACATGTCAATTCGCAATAGCGGTTCTGGCAATCCAATGTACGGTCAACCTACACCAAAGAAGGCCGGGTGTGGTATTAGCGGTCACTACAAAAACTTCTATTTTCGCAGCTTGCTTGAGTTATCAATGATGCTCATGTTAGAAGCAAATAGCATAGTTTGGATATCAGCAGAGTCTAAAAATCATCGTTTCAAATATATGATAGACGGAAGAGAACGATCATACTTCCCTGATTTCTATCTACCGGCAACTGATGAGTACATCGAAATCAAACCGAAATCGCTTAGCAGATCTAGAGAGGTCCTAGCTAAACTTGATGCAGTACGAGCTACTGGGAAGAGAATAAAATTGCTCTCGGATGAGAATGTGAATAAAATCTCATATGCTAAGTTGATAAAGTTGATGGCTGATCAAACAATTGTCATTGACAATAGTAAGTTAAAAAGAGTTGAAAAATATGCTGCAAAACATAATTTGTGAAGGTTTGGACAGGCTTGGTAAAAGCACGCTTGTTGACAACCTTAAGCAACGGCTCGGCCACTTCACCAGCCTGCATTACAGCAAGCCTGAGCTGCTGTCCTACTACGAGCTACGAGTCGGGCGGGGCAAGGCGCACGAGTTCTACCAGCGCGATTCCTTCGGTGGCATGTTCAAGCTTCTCGCTTCGGACGCTCGGGTCATCATGGACCGCGGCCACCTCGGCGAGATGGTCTATGCCCATCGCTATCGCGGCTATGACGGCAGCTACGTGCTCGACCTCGAGCAAGGCAAGGGCGTTGACAACACCCTGCTCGTCCTGCTCGTCAATCATGACGTGGACCTCGAAGCAAGGCTCGTCGATGACGGCCTCGGCTTTGACTGGGGCAAGCGCAAGGAGGAGCAAGAGGACTTCATCACCGCCTTCCGCCGCTCCAAGATCAGCCACAAGGCGCTCATCAATGTAGGACGACAGGGCCACTTCATCGACCAAGCGGAGATCATCGATGCTGTCTCCCAAGCCTACCTCAAAGCCGCCTGGTACACCAGCATCGATGCTTGACTTCTCCCACGAAGCGGCTTACAAGCTGCTTCTTAGGTTTAGGCACGTACCGACGGCGATCAAGGGTTTCCTCGCCCTCACCTCGGCAAATGTGCACATCACGGATGCGAGCATGTCTCAGACGCTGATTGGCAGCACCGACGGCAACGTCCTGACCGGCACCGTACTGAACTTTAGCGGCGGGCCGTACGTTGAGCTGTTTGACGGCTTATGCGCGCTAAGCTCAAGCTCAACGCCGATGCTAACGGTTCACGAGCTAAGCTCATATGATACAATCGAGGCCGCCTACATAGACTCGAGGCTGGGCTCATTCTTGGTGAGCAAGGTTGCGTGCAGGACGCATCGAGGCCTCTCATTGACAGCTCACATCAAGTACCCAACATGGTGCTGATGCACTTTGACTCCAAGACCAAGTCGCCCAGCATGGCGGCGTAGCGCTCGGCTTGTTCGCTACCTCCGACAAGGTCTATGTCAGCTGTGCGCCTGAGTTCTGGCGCTACGGTAATGTCGAAATCGTCTGCCAACGGCATGGCATCCCGTTGCACCCAACCCTGCAAGAGCTGCTCGGCGCAACGCTGCCGCTCGTCCAAGGAGCCGGATTGTCATGGAGATAGGATTCCTCATCTTCATGGTCGCTATCCTAGGTTTTGAGATGGCGATCAGCATCAAGGCCCGCGACGGCTATGAGCATGACAAGCGCATCAATGAACAGTTGCGTGCTGAGATTCGAGCAGGCTTGACACAGCTTGCCGAGAAAAATAGTGCCAAGCCAAAGCTGCGCAAGGTCAGCCGAAAGCGGCCGAGATAGGTTTACACCAAGCCGCTTTAGCGGTTACAATCCTCATAGCTTAACTAACTGTGAGGATTGCGATGCCAAAGATCATCGTGATTGGCGGTGGGACATTCTCCCACGTACGAAACCACCTGAGCCTCTGCGCCTCTGCTTTCGGGGAGACGGCGCGTACGCTAGCCGAAACCCTCAGGGCCGAGGTCAGGAAGAGGGGCCAACGCTTCTACGGCGTTGACCTTTACCTGACCAAGATGGCGGACCCGACCTCGAAGCTGGTCACCAATGAGGATGTCGACAAGCTGCTTGACAAGCTCATCGCCACCCTGATGTCCGCGCCATCATCTTCAACCCAGCGCTCGTGGACTTTGACGGCCATGTCGATGAACGCCGTGTCGCCTCAGGCAAGCAGAACGGCTTCGCACGGATGCCGGGGAGCAAGTGATGACGCTTCGGCCGGCGCCTAAGCTCATCGGCAAGATCCGCAAGACGCGCAAGGACATCTTCGTCGTCGGCTTCAAGACCACGACGGACGCCAATCCAGGTGAGCAGTATGCGGCAGACCTCAGGCTGCTGAAGACCAACTCGCTCAACCTGGTCCTGGCCAACGATACGATCACGAGGCGCAACGTCATCATCGCGCCTGAAGAGACCCAATACACACCGACCACCGACCGCACCTACGCTCTCAATACGCTGGTCGAGATCATGCTGTCTCGCATGACCAACACCTTCACCCGCAGCACGGTCGTGCCTGGCGATGCGGTACCCTGGAACTCTGAGCTGGTGCCTGTCAACCTCCGCGAGGTCGTGGACTTCTGCAAGACCGTGCTCGGCAAGACCGCCGGCCACTTCGCCGTCAAGCTCAGCGACACCGAGGTGCTGACTAGCATCCGCAAGTCCAACTTTAACGAGCTGGCCAAGGTCGGCATGGTCAAGATCGTGAGCTCTGGCCATGACTCCGTCGTGGCACATGGCTTCAAGCCCTCAGTCGGTGGCCAGTCGCAGCGCATCGTCTTCAGCAAGCACCAAGACGTGGACTGCATCGTCCACTTCCACTGCCCCGCTAAGCGGACCTACGACATTGCCACTCGGTCCCAGTGGCAAAACGAGTGCGGCTCGCATCAATGCGGCCAGAACACCGCCGACGGGCTGCAGGTCGTTGACCTCGGCGACGGTGACCGGCTGAAGGTCGTCTACCTCGAGGACCACGGCCCCCAACATCGTCTTCGACCGCCATACGCCTGCTTGGAAGGTCAAGCAGTTCATCACCGACAACTTCGAGCTCGCCAGCAAGACCGGTGGCTTGATTCCTGAAAGCGTGCAGTGATGCTCAAGCTTGCCCAACTTCGCCCTGGCCTCATCCTCGAGAAGGATGACGCGCCTTACATCATCAACACCCTGACGCTGGATGACGGTGACACCCTTTGGAACGTGTACCGCTACGACCAGGTTGACCCGGAGCCGTTCTTCACAGAGTCGGCTGACTGGTACATCGTCGTCGCCCGTGACACCCACAAGGGCTTCCTGTCCAAGGACTTGCTGCTCGTAGCGCTCAATGTCAACAGCTTCAACCTTGACCATGCCGAGATTGACTGACTTCGGCAAGAGCGACGTCGGCGTCTTCCGCTACTCGCTCGTAGCGGTAGCTGACTTCAGCCGCATCGCCGAGCTCAAGGCCAGGGTGACGCTAACAACCGGCGAGGTGCTGCCGCTCTCAGGGTCCCACGCCCTGGAAGCCGCCTACATCCTGCACCCGTCGGTGGTTGAAGGCCAACACCTTCGCTTCGCTCGCCACGCATGGGCCTTGCATAACCTGCTCGGCCACCCGGTCATGCAGCTGCTCGCATTCTGCAAGCTATACAAGCAAGCGATGTGGGTCCATGAGGTCACCGTGCCTAAGTGCAAGAGCCCAGAGTGACGCCGACGATGGCCGATGCCGAGGTGACGGCCCAGCTGCTGCTGAAGATCACCGAGATGTCACCGAGGTGTCGCATTGCTCTTCAGTGGCTGTCGTTGAGATGTGAACCTCATTGATCTGCCGCCCGCTTTCCGATGCTGTACCGATTTTGACAACAGTAAAGCTCAGCTCAGCGTCAATGTCATCAACATCGCTCGGCTAGAAAAGCTTGAAGCTGAGGTGCTTGTGCTCAAGCGCATGAAGAACCAAGCCGTCATACACAAAGTTCCAAAAATCAGTGTACAACCAACGAAGGTTGGGGTACAATAAATATGTCTGACGCACAAAGAGCGCGTCAACCCACCAACGGAGAGTTCCAATGGCATCAGTAATCCCCACCAAGAAGCATGAGGTTAGCGCCGTGTTTAGGGACGTCATCGTCTACAACGGTCGCTTCAATCCCTTCCACCTCGGGCACGCCCATGTCCTGCAAGAAGCGCTCAGGCGCGGCAGGTTGGTCATCGTGCTTGTCGGTTCAAGTGGCCTATCCCGCTCGCTGAAGAACCCCTTCACGTTCGCCGAGCGGAAGCAGATGATCGTCCAGTGGTATGAACGCAACATGCCGCTGGATGACAGCTGGGGCACGCTCTCCGTTCGGCCGTCGCGCGACTACCCGTACAACGACATGCTGTGGCAGCGCAGCGTCCAAAGCATCGTCAAGACCGCAATCGAAAGCCGGATGTGGAAGGAGCAAGCAGCTCCTAACATCAACCTGATCGGCTCTGATCGTGACGAGAGCACCTGGTACCTGCACGCCTTCCCGCAGTGGAAGACGATCTTTGTCGAGCCCTACCGGCAGAACGGCGTGCTCAATGTGAGCGCCACCGACGTGCGTTCGTGGCTGTTCGGCGGCGAGGGGACTCACATCCCGGATGTCGTGCCTGACACAACACTTCTCAACATGGAGCGCTTCAAGAGCACGCCCGAGTTTGCATCGCTGGTCGAGACCTACAAACACGTCTGCGCCTACAAGGAGCGCGCCAAAGCCTACCCGTATCCGCCGATCTACCAGACGGTGGACGGCGTCATCGTGCAATCCGGTCACATCCTCACGGTGGTGCGTGGCCACGAGCCTGGCAAGGGTCTTTGGGCGCTTCCTGGCGGCTTTGTGAACGCCAATGAGCGCCTCCGTAGCGCATGCATTCGCGAAGTGATCGAAGAGACCAAGATCAAGCTGACCGAAGGCAAGGACCCAGTCAAGGTCAAGAAGATCACGACTGACATCCTGCGCGGCTCGATCCGTGCGGAGCAGGTCTTCGACAAGCCGGACCGTTCGGACCGTGGCCGCACGATCACGCACGCCTACTTCTTCCGGCTCGATGACATGAAGCCGTTGCCCCAAGTCAAGGGCATGAAGCAGGGCAACACCGATCCTGAGTGCGACGTGATCGAATGCTTCTGGCTGCCGATCAGCGAGGCGCTCGAGCGCATGGACATGTGGTTCGAGGACCACCACGCAATTGTTGAATGGGCCATGGGCCACATCGACCGCGAGACGTTGACGTGATCTACTACTGTCCAGTTCATCGGCTGTAGCTCTGACGACTATGTTTCTTCGGCATCCTCATCATCCTCTTCTTTGCCGTGGACATCCCAATGCTGCTCATTGGCAAGATTCACGAGCTGATTCAAAAGTATCGTGCCACCCAAGCGGCAGCACCGTTCTTCCTGATTGGAGCAATCATGACAACCCTGCAATTCAACCCCATCCTGGACACCGACAGCTACAAGCTGTGCCACGCCTTCGCCTACCCTGAGTATGTGAGGGGCATGTTCTCCTACATCGAAGCCCGCACCGGCGGTCGCGACATCATGGTCCCGTTCGGCCTGCAAGTCTGGCTGCGCGAGTACCTGTCGGTGCAGATCACGCTCGAGATGATCGACGAGGCTGAAGCCTTCGCCGCCGCCCACGGTGAGCCTTTCAGCCGTGACGGTTGGCTCAAGGTGGTTAACAAGTACAACGGCTACCTGCCCCTGACGATCCGCGCCGTCCCTGAGGGCACGCCGGTCCGCAGCGGCAACGCCTTGGTCACGGTCAAGTGCGTCGACCCTGACCTCTACTGGCTGACCTCCTACATCGAGACCTCGCTGCTCCGGGCCGTCTGGTACCCGACCACCATCGCCTCCTTGGACTACGACACCAAGCTCGAGATCAAGCGCTTCTACGAGGTCGCTGGCGCCGACCTCGGCTTCCTGCCCTTCTCGCTGCACGACTTCGGCGCACGCGGCGTCACCAGCCGCGGCCAAGCCTGCATCGGCGGCGCCGCCCACTTGGTCAACTTCATGGGCTCCGACACCATCGATGGCGTTCGGACCGCGAACTTCTACTACGACCACTCGATGGCTGGCTTCTCGGTGCGCGCCACGGAGCACAGCGTTGCCTGCTCTTTCGGCCTGTCTGTCGAAGATGAGATCGCCTACATCGACCACGCCCTGACCAAGTTTGAAGGCCAAGGCAACATCATTTCCCTGGTCGGCGACACGAAGGACATCTACCGCTTCGCTGAACAGCTGTGCACCGTCTTCAAGGACCGCATCATCGACCTGCACACCCGCCTGGGCATGAAGCTGGTCTGCCGCCCCGACAGCGGCGACGCCCTCGAGGTGATCCCGCGTGTGATGCGCCTCTTCTGCTCGGCCTTCCCGACCACGAAGACCAGCAAGGGCTACGTCAAGATGTATCCAGGCATCGGCATCCTGCAGGGCGACGGTGTTGACCGCATGACCCTGAAGACCCTGCTGGGCAACCTGATGGCGATGAACTTCTCGCCCGACAACATCGTCTTCGGCTCTGGCGGCGGCCTGCTGCAGAAGGTCAACCGTGATACCTTCAAGTTCGCGATGAAGGCTTCGGCGATCCTTGTCAAGGACACGAATACGAACAACCCGATTGATTTTCCGAAGGACCTCTGGGTCGGCATCGTCAAGGACCCGATCACGGACCCGGGCAAGAAGTCCAAGGAAGGCGTCTTGACGCTGGCTCGATCGAAGATGACCGGTGAGTACTCGACGGTACGCATCGATCAAGGCCCGCTGAGCGACGAGTTCGAGGACGTGATGGTGACGGTCTACGAGTACGGCGTGCTGAGCAATCAAACCACACTGGACGAAGTCCGCGCTCGCTGCGCTGTATGAGCTAGGGAGCTCACATGACCCATGTGGGTCCCGTGATAGCGCATAGCCTAGCGCCGTAGCCCTATCAAGCCGAGGGCAGAACGGCGAGCCATCAAGCCCGGCGACACTGCTGAGGTCCAGAACATCCTGCGCACGATAGTCAAGGAAATCTTCGATGAGCGGTCATAAGGATGATTCAATCAAATAATGCAACCCAATCCCATCCTCATTGACCAAGACGGCGTGCTCGCAGACTTCGTGCTAGGGCTCTACCAGGAGCTCGAGCGTCGCCTCGCACCAGCTGACTTCGCTCACATGCCTGACATGAACACGGCAGAGACCTTCTACGTTGAGGACTGCATCAACAGCGGTGATCCTAAGTATGACATCTGGCTGAAGAACCAGGTCATCCATGTCGTGGATACTTGGGAGGGCATGTTCCGTGACATCCCACCGATTCCCGGCGCTGTTGAGCACGTCCAACTGTTGCAGGACCTAGCAGCCAAGCATAACATCGGCGTCCGCATCTGCACAGCGCCGCACGTCGAGCACAAGACGTGCCACTCCGACAAAGCGGCCTGGGCGGCCAAGCACTTGGGAGACACCTGGGCCAAGCAGATGATCATGTCGCACGACAAGACCGTCGTCCGCGGCTTGGTGCTGCTCGATGACAAGCCCAAGGTGACCGGCTCGCTAGAGCCCATGTGGGAGCACGTGGTCTTCGGCGCACCCTGCAACCGACACACCGATCGAATCCGGGTGGATGGCTGGTCAGAAGCCAGCGTCATGACGATCCTCAACCGAGCTCTGGAGCGTAACCGTGAATAAGGGCCTTGCCTCCCTCGGGCTATGCGTTGTCGCATGCTACCTGCTCTACCTTGACCACTGCCGCGGCCGATCCACGAGGTCGTGTTATTTCCCAAGAACCACAAGAAGCGCTGCACCCTCTACTACGAGACGCCAGCTGAAAGGGACTTGCCATGAAGATCGTTGTCACCGGCGGCGCCGGGTCAGATAAATCCACGCTCATCAAGAGCCTCCGAGAGGCGCTAGGTTCGACCTTTGCTTACGCCAACGTAGACGACGCTGTTTGGGCGAACCCGCAGATCCTCTTACAGCCGAGCGAGCTTGAGACCTTCCGAGGCATGGTCAACGGCAAGACCATGGAGCAGGTGCGTGAGCAGGTGTTCACCGACGAGCGCTTCAAGTTCAAGCTCGAGGAGGTCTTCAAGGGCGCCGTTCGGTACCAGATCGAAGAGGCCATGGAGCACCTGGACTTGGTGCTCGAGTCCCGCTCTTGTATGAGCGCTTCGACCGCGAGCTCTATGATCGGTTTGACGCGGTCGTCGTGGTCGAAGCAGGCTATGATAACAACAACGAGCGGAAGCAGCGACTCAAGGCTCGTGGCTGGCAGCCACGATCAAGGGTGTGTTCAAGTCACAGATGACTGACAGCGCTCGGCATGACTTCATCAGCGTCATCAAGAACGGCCTTAAGGTTTTCAGAGTCAACACCGGCAAGAGCGATGTATCTGCACCGCATGATCGGCTCCCAGCCAACATTCGCTTCATCGCCAACTGGCTAAAGGGTGAGAGCTACAAGCGGCGCTTACCTACAGCCAAAGTGGGCGTTGTCGCCGGCTCGTTTGACCCGGTCACCTCAAGGGTTGGGAGCTCATGCTTAAGGCTTACACCAGCGATCCAGTCTGGCGCTACATCCTTGAAACCTACGGGAAGGATCCTGATGACTTCCAATGACCCGAGGCTCGCCACCGTCTGGTATCGTCGGTCGGTGAAGGGCAAATATGAGCGAAACCACATCGAAGACGGCCGCGTGGTGAAAGCCACGCCGACCATCAAGCATCCCGACCAAAGTGGCAATGGGAGCACGCGTTCCTGACGAGCGATGTGCCTCCGAAGCTGGTGTCACGGTTTACATTAGTCTCGGCGCTGAATATAATCCAACTGTGACTGACCTCTGCCCGCTCTGCCACCGTACGCTCGGCCTCGAGAACATCGACCGGCATCATCTGGTGCCGAAGTCTCGTAAGGGCAAGGTGCAGGAGCCCATCCACAAGATCTGCCACCGCAAGATCCACGCCACCTACACCGAAAAGGAGCTGGAGAAGCGGTTTTACACATGGGATGAGCTGCGCGCCCAAGAGCCGATTCAGGTCTTCATCGAGTGGGTCAAGGACAAGGACCCGGCGTTCTACCTGAGCACTCGCGAGACCGTTGAGCGCAAGGGAAAGCGGCGATGAGCGGCGAGCTGTCTGATATTATCTACGACTACATTCGCTCGGCTCGCGGCGGCTGTCGTTGTCAGGACCCGGGCGCCTACCCACCTTGCAACAATTGCACCCGGGAAGAGACCATCGATGAAGTTGAAGAGGCTATCGAACAATGTGTTGGTCATGATGGCGCTGACAACCTCTCCAATGACGAAGTAGGGCGCGCTGCGCTGGCTGATCGAAGCTGAGATGCCCAAGACCGACTTCCTCAAGCTGCAAACTTGGCTCATCGACGAATGTGACTACGAAGGCAAGATAGCCCCACCATGACCAAGAGCAAGCGACCCGTCATCCGCGTGGGTGACCGAATCCGCATCGTCAACTCGCGCTTCATTAAGCGGGTCGGCTACCCGGTCATCTGGACAGACATCGCTCAGGACGTAGCCAAAGACAAGCGTACGCTTGCAGCTTACAGGCTGCTCGATGAAACGCTCACCGTCAGCAAGGTCACGACAAAGCTGCACCTCGACGCCGATGATGACATGTACGCGAATGACCCGCACTATCGTCGGTTTGTCCGCGCCGTGGCGATGAAGCGTGTCGAGCAGATGCGCTTCGGCGGTAACGAGCGCACGCTGCACTACTACATGACCGTTGACCGGACAGGCATGGGCTTGGGCAACCTGAATGAAGATCAAAGGCTGGACATGACGGGCGAGATCATGACCGTCATCGGCAAGAAGGTCGCCAAGACGGGCATCAGGTTTGCACCGTGGAGCGGCACCTCTGGCTATGACGGCGAATATAACTACGAGCCTGGAGGTCTTGAAAATGAGGTCACCCACGTCCTGCTCGACACAAGCCATGGCTTGATCAGCCGTGACGATGTCGAGCTCCTGAAGGATAAGGCCGAGCGAGTAGCGGACGCGATCAATGCCGCTTTCGGCAGGCTCTACGAGCCGATCACCATGCGCAGGCTCCAGGAGCTCCTACACGTGTATGACCCCGAACTGGTGCGCGAGGTTGCCCTGAAGCAGATCGCCGCAGGGAAGCTCAAGGTTGACGAGGGGTCGCAGCTGCTGCCCAGGCTGAATCGAATTCCATCGCTAGCTGAGCTGCGCGCTCGCTTCGCTGGCATCCCTGAGCTCTCAGGGAAAGTTCGTTAGCCGGTTACTGATCAGCCATGTGATTCATGTTGGCGTCGATCAGCGCGTGCTGAAGCTTCAAGAACGCCTGCCGCTTGTTCTCTATCTGTAGGTGCTCGTTAAAGAGCTTGAGGATGTCGTCGCGGTAGCCGATGCCTTGAAAGACAATTTGCCTCAAGCCTGGCACGAGCACCAGCCTAGGCGAGAGCTTGTGAGCCTCATTCGCGCCGACAAAGAGTAGTCCCGAACCCTGCATTACAGTTGTACGCGGGAATCGAATTACTTCGAGCTTCTCACACCCGTCAACTACTAGCATATGCAGCTCTTTGGGCATGCTTTCGAGGCTAATCAAGCCATTGCAATTGTTGATGTGCAACTCGGCAGGCTTGTGGTCTTCGAGACCTTTCAGCGTTGTCAGCATGTGCATGTTGATCAGCTGCAGCTCATCATTGACAAGCGGAGCGCCTGTTAATGATGTCATGCCACAGTCGACAAGCTTTAAATTTTCAACTTCGAGTGGCCCATGAGCCATGTTAGCTAAGCCTGCACAACCGTATAGCTTAATGTTTCTTAGCTGCGGAGGTAGATTGGCTAATGACTTGAGCTTGCTGCCTTTGGTTACGGTAATAGTTAGGCCTGGCCAGGCATTGAACTTGACCTTGGCCTCCTCCCAGTGCTGAGGTAGCGTGATCGCTCGATCTCCGATGTCCTTTATCGGGCTGATCGAGCCATCAGCTTCAATGACAAAGTCATCACCTTCGTCAATGTTCGTAAAAGCGGCTGACATTACCGCACGCACGGCGACTTTGTTTGTGACAGTTTCGCATAGTGTTGAAAGCAGCATTGGCTATTTATTAAATAAGCCAGCATGAAACTCGTCACCCTTCTCGAATCAAACAAACTAAGGGCCGAGGCTCTGAAGCTTCAGCAAGCGTTCATCGACGCATCCGACGGCTTGCTCGATATCAAGCTTGCGCCGTATGACGGAGGCATTCTTATCATTGCACGAAATCCTAAAAACAGGACGGCTCATGTTGAAGCGTGGGTGCATAGCTATGATAGCGACCCTGACACGGTGCTCATTAACAGCAGAGGCAATAGCTGGCGTACAACTGATGAGCGCTATGTCTTAAGACTAACACGTCAAATTTTACGTTATACGCTCGGGTGGCGACTTGAAGAGTGCAAAAGCTTCGGCAGCAGTATGCTCAAGCTGCTAAAGACAGGTGACTGGGCTCTTGGCTTTAATGACCGCTGGTACAGCTTTGGAGCCAGAGTCAAGCACGGTGACCTCAAAGTAGGCAGCGAGTACTTTGTCGGTATTCAAAATCAGATTCAGATTCACATATCGTACACTTTTACGCCGGTGCGCTATGAAGCTGCCGCTGTTAAAGAGGGCGCGCGTTGGAAGACGCCGGCTAAGTGGATCAGGTTGTATGAAGGCGGGCCGTGGAAATGGCCTGAGTCAGCGACACCCATATTCTTTGAGATGGTGAAATATGGCTAAGTACCTTCAGCTTCAAAAGCTCTCCACCGACCTGGCAAGCACGTCGACCCTGCTGATCAACCAAGAGGACATCCTGATTGTTGATACGGTAGGGATGCAGAACAAGGTCACTCAGCTGGTCGAAGTCGTCTCACGTGTCGTGCTGGTAGGCTACCCGTCCTACACCTTCTACACACGGACACCGATGGCTGCGTTCGAGGCCCAGCTCAGGGCTATTGACTTCACCGGAGGGATCGGCTCAGGCTCGTCATGCTCGATGCCAGGCGTGCTTGACATCGTCACCGTTTCAGCGACCTACCCATCAGTCAAGCTGCTGCGAGTCAAGAACAATACCGTCGTGGTCACCGACCCGCAGGTTGTCAACTTGAACTACCTCTACTTCGCTGAAGAGGTCCCGTTTGTCGACGAGGAGCTCAATGTCCAAGTGTCGGCCTTCATGCTAACGCTGAAGGGACAGCCGAATGAGCGCTTCTTGGCCAAGGTCACGCTCGCTGAGCTGCAAGCCGCGCTAGATCCTACCGTCCTATAAATGTAAAGTCGAGCGAACCAAGGATATAATCTCGGCCATGGCTGACCCGAACGCTCCAACCCTCCCCGCGGCTTTGAAGAAGATCATGATGCCCATGATCAAGAAGGTCGTGCCGGCGTTCAGCCCATGTCGGCGCATGTGTCTTTGAGACATATGAGGATGTTTTGACAAAGTTCCAGCTCGCCGCTGGTTTCTAAGCTCTCCCACCAGGAATCCGTCTCCATGAAAGTCAACTTTCAACAGCTCGTCGGCGAGCTTAAACACCTGGGCGACAAGCCCCTGTTCATCGTGCTGGTGGGGGCGCCTGCTTCAGGTAAGTCGTCACTGATCAAGGTGCTGCAGGAGCTGTTTCATATCACCATCGGCAGCACAGATGACCAGATCGACGCCTATGCCCAGCTGAACAACCTGACCTACAGCCAGGCGTTCGACAAGATTAACTTCAAGACGCTGAAGCGTTGCATGGAGGAGACCGTCTTGAGCGCCGTCAAGGATGGGCGCAACGTCATCATCGACCAGACCAACATGACCCGCAAATCGCGGTCTGACAAGCTTAAGTGGGCTAAGCAGGGTGACGGCCACGTCACGGTCGCCGTTGACTTCGAAGTCGACGACAAGGTCCTGCTGGAACGCTTGGACGCTCGGGCAAAGGCCACGGGCAAGAGCATCCCGCGCAGCATCGTCTTCTCAATGCTGAAGGGCCACCAGGCTCCGACTCGTGACGAAGGCTTTGACTACGTCTTCACTTTGAACCGCTTATTTGCGGTTGACTGCGTGGTCTGAGCAATGGCTGACATCGCCGACGTAGCAGCCGCTATACAGCGGACCGAGTTTGCCGGCGAGATCGCCTACAAATTTGGGTCCCGCATTGAGGAGACAGGCATCGTCAAGACCGAGCTCTTCAGGATCGAGTACAACCAGCTGGTAGTTGTCAAGGTTCGCGAGTACACGGAGCGGCGCACGCACTACTGCGTTGCGGCTACTCTCTCTGAAGCCGACCTCCTGGCCTTGGCGCTCAACGTACGCTTCCTGATGTACGGAGGCGCGGCTATCGCTTTTGGCCTCTCGGCCCTCCTTGACCTGTCACGCAACACACGCTGGTTCCTCTGCGCCGTCTTCGCTTGTACAGCGGCTATCTTCAAGTACTATGAGCTTCATCCGTGACCTTAAGCGCTGTGTCAAGGAAGCTTGGCAGGCGCGTGGCTACCACCCCTTCTGGCGGCACCTGAGCCTGCAATGGCGGTACCGCGAGTACGATGACGACACCTGTTGCTGTGGGTCATACATAGGACAAGGCGGCGAAATCTGCTATCATAACGGCTGCCGTAGCCAAAAAGAATATACTATCACATCACACTTCGAAGATCGCAAATGAAAAACGAGCTCCGCCTCTACACCTCTGACAAGTGGGACTGGCGCGCCTTTGATGATCAGGTCAATGACTACTGTCAGATGACCGAACCTTGGCCCGAGAAGAACCGCTTGTACCTGAATGCTCAGCAGGTGATCGTGGACCGCGCCGAGGATGAAGGCTTGCAGGTCAACACGATGCTGCGGCGCGGTCAGCATGGCAACGTCATGCTGCTCGCCAGGATCGCAAAGCCAGGCAAGCGCACGGTCAAGCTCAAGCTGTTCATCGACCGACAACGCCCCAATGACCTCTACACCGGCGTCTACTACATGCCGCCTAGGCCCGAGGACACGCCCGGCGCTCTCGAAAAGCGGTTCAGGTTTGCCTCGCCTACCTCCCTCATGCGCCAAGTCGCTGAGGAGTTTGACGAAGCACCTCCTATGGACTTCTGCACCGTTATGGGATGGGACTGACATGTACACGGACGCTGACTTAAAATTCCTCAAGAAGGCCATTGTGTAAATTACAATGCATGACCAGCTCAAGGGTTCCCGGTCGACGACATGTATAACATGTACCCCCAATGACTTTCTGCAGGCGGCTACTCAGCCGCCCCAGCTGCTCGCGCTCAATGAGCGAGTGAAGCTAGCTGAGGCGTCCACCTGCAAAGCTAGGCTCAAGCTCTTGGGTCGCGCGATGACGCGCTGCCTCCTGCTCAGGTTCCCAATCAGGGACTGACTTCATAACTTTCATAATGCTCATAAGCGACGTCGGCCCGAAGCGCCGTTAAGTGGTAACCTCATCGGTGGTTGAACTTCAAGAAAGTCGTTAAAGGCTGAGGGGCCCTTTAGTCCGCAAGGACTGAATGCTCTTTTCCCTGTGTCAGGCCCGGGGACGGCAGGCGTGTAGGCGCCGCCGATAAACAGCTATGTCAGAGCCATCTTGCAAATTGCGGTAGTCCGCAGCTGATAACTCGTAGCGCAGCACGTGAGTGGTGTCCGTGCGTAAGCGTTGCACCTACTATGGGACCTCATCAAGGCTCCTCCCATAGGCTTGTCCGTGCTCATGAGCTGGCACTTATACAACAGGACAGGCGCTCTTCATCTGCTCTCGCTAAGCATATGGTGAAGACAAGGGCCTGACTCAGCGTGTAAACTGTGTTTGCTCTTCGGCTCATCGGTGCAAGGTGTGCCTATGATAGGCTTGGTTCTAGGCTTTGAAATAGCTGCTCGATGGGCATCTGAGATGGGACCACGCGGACGGATCGAATTCGCCTCAGCAACTCTCTTACGATCCATGGCATAGATCCGACGGCTCATGCTTCCTTTCCTACCCTTGCTCAATGAGCACCACGGGGTAAGCGAGAGCATTGTGCTTTGGGTAGATGCGACGCAGCAGGCGATGGGCGAACAGATGCTCATCTGGAAGGAGGTCAACAAGGTTATCTCGCTGATCCGTACCACCTACACATTTAGGAACAATGTGATGCCGTTCTAGGTACGTTCCAGATGGAAGGGTTCGATCCAACGCCCGTTGAACCAGCGCATCGTAGCATCTTTGATAGTCCATATGACTATTTAGCTGTTTACAAAGAGCCTAGTCTTGGATGTACAATCCATCATCCGAACCGACTGAGGTGAAACATGAGCAAGCTGAAGCTGTACCTGTTGCGTTGGATCTTGAAGGACGCGGTCTTCGAGCGTGACCTGAAGCGCGTCTTCACCATCGTTTTCGAAGAAGCGCAAGCCACCTACTACGAGGACAATCAGCCGACGCTCTTGTCCTACGTTACCGAGCAATATGACGCTGCAGCTGCAGCAGCTCAGGCTTATGTCAACGCTTGAAGCTGAAGTGAACACGGTAACAGTTAAGCGAGCTGAGCTGTCCACGCTTCGCATGACAGCAGGCAACGAGAAGCGCTACCCGTTGGTCATCCTCGACGGCGTTGTCAAGGAGTGGATCGGCTTCGGCTGGATCAATCTTCGTGACGCCGACGAAACGGACTTCAACAATCTTCCCGTAGTCGAGGACTGAGCAATGACTCTCGAGCTCAACAAGATCAAGCGCTCCATGCACATGGAGGTGTTGCAGTCCTTCAAGGACATGCTCGACCACATGCAAGAAGCAGCCGAGTGCACGCTTAACCACGAGCTGATGGCTAAGGTTGACCGCTACATCGGCCAGTGGAACCGGATAACCGGTGACAGCCGGCAATCACCATGGGTCAAGTGGGAGGCCGAGCAAGGTAAGCAGCTCGCTTCGTCAACATTTGATTGTGACTAACAACTAGAAAGAGGGAACACATGAAAGAATTCTGGAACTCACCGTGGACATGGGTTGGCATCGCTGGCCTGATCATCCTGTTCGCTGTTGCTCAGGTGGTGTATGCACCTGCACCCTGACGCGCCAATCGAACCTGATGCCGTTCCGGTCGCTGGACCTGGCATCGCGGTCTTCTCCTTGGACGAGACCGACACGCCGCACGTGCATCTTCTGGGTCCGACTAAGCTGTTGCTCGCGCTGACCTACGCTGAGACTCTTCGCAAGGCGGGCCGTCGGCACGTGACCATCTCAACTGAGCTCGCCGAATCGGTGGGCAAGCCTGGCGTCGCTGAGGTACTGCCGGGCTATGACTGGAAGAAGCGCCACGTATGAAGAACGCTTACCTGACCAAGCATGCTCAACAACGTCTGCGGGAAAGGCATGATCGTCACCTCCTGCCGTACAACGATGAGGCTTCCTTCCTGTACAGCTGCCTCGAGCTGTTCAACGGACGTGCTACGGAGACCAATCGGCACCTCAATGACACGGCGTTGATGCTGCACCTACGGGAGCAGTACGGCTACGAGCACAACTACACCTTTCGGGTCTACGAGAACGCGCTATTTGTGATCGTGGATACCTCGTGCGTGACGGTGTTGGACACGGACATCCACAGCTACAGCCGGCAGTTCAACGCACCTGCGGCTGCGCCTACTGGCCGGACGGTCAAGCGCCGGTTGCCGGACAGCAAGTTTTCACGAGTTCAGCTGCGCAGCACGGTTGAGCGGTCACAACGGTACATCGAAGAGGATGCCATGTGAGAGTTCATCAACGGTGCTTCTACGGCTCCGTCAGCAACACCATGCTTGGCTTGATGGAGGCCACTCGACGCCTCTATAGCCCAGTGCTTGACGGCCAAGGCTGGACCGGTCGGCGAGTCACGGGCTACAAGCTGCCAACCTGGCAACGGCCCGAAGTGTGGACCGACGAGCCCTGGGATACCATGAGGATTGAGAAGATGTGATATAATGTGCCGTCAAGCGGCTGGCTCAGGTTGGCTATAAATACACGCTTAATTACCTTTTATAATGGTTTATGAGCAAGTCAATCGAACAAAAGTTTAAGCGGTTAACCGACGTTGAGCACGTGCTGCTCCGCCCCGGGCGATACATCGGCTCGGTCAAGCCCCACACTGCCAACACCTACCTCGCCGACATCGCGCTCGGTTACGACAATCCGAAGATGCTTCTCAAGGAGGTGACCTGGAACCCAGGCCTCCTCAAGCTCTTCGACGAGGTCATCTCCAACTCAGTCGACCACAGCAAACGACCTGAGGGCAAGCATCTCGACACGATCAAGGTCGACATCGACCAAACAACGGGCGTCATCTCGGTCTGGGACAACGGCGGCATGCCGGTCATCAAGCACAGCGAGTATGACGAGTACATCCCGACCTTGGTGCTCGGCTACCTGCGGTCCGGCTCCAACTTCGATGACACTGAAGACACCGATGTCACCGGCCAAAACGGTGAAGGCGCCTCGCTTACCAACATCTTCAGTACAAAGTTCGTTATTGAGACGTGCGACGGCAAGAAGGTCTTCAAGCAGATCTTCTCGAAGAACATGATGGAGAAGACCAAGCCCTCCATCATCGAGCTGGAAGGCCCAGGCTACACCCGCATCACTTACGCGCCCGACTACGCCCACTTGGACACCAGCCTGGACGAAGGCAACTACGCCAAGCTGATGAAGCGGGTCTATGACGTGGCAGGCTGCAACCCGCATCTGAAGGTGTACTTCAACGGCCGTCGCTGCCGCATCGACTCCTTCAAGGACTACGTCAAGCTCTACACCGACCTGTTCGAGTATGACGAGTCGCCTGACTGGCAGGTCGCCATCGCGGCCTCCGATGAAGGCTTCAAGCAGATCAGCTTTGTCAACGCCACAGAGACGGTGATCGGCGGCACGCACATCGACTACGTCATTGACCAGGTCATCGACAAGCTGCGGGCCTACTTCAAGACCAAGCACAAGGTCGATGTCAAGCCGGCTGAGATCAAGCAGCACATGAAGCTGTTTGTCAACGCCCGCATCATCAAGCCTCGCTACGACTCGCAGACCAAGGAGAACTTGATCACCGAGCCGAAGGAGTACAAGACGGTCTACAAGGCCTCCGAGAAGCTGATCCAACGCTTGCTCAAGTCTGAGATCATCCAGCGCGTGTTGGACTGGGTCGAAGCCAAGGCGCTCGCTCGCGAGATGCAGGATGTCCGAGACAAGAACAAGAACCTGGACAAGACCAACCCGAAGCGGATCCTCAAGCTCGAGGACGCCAACTTGGCTGGCAAGAAGCCTGAGCTGTGCTACTTGTTCATCGCCGAAGGTGACTCTGCCAAGAGCGCCATCGTGTCGGGCCGCGACGCCAAGACCATGGGCGCGCTCGCTCTTCGAGGCAAGCCTCAGAACGCCAACTCGGTCACGTTGAAGAAGCTGCTGGGCATCGAGGAGAAGGACAAGGAGGCCAAGCGCAAGGAGGAGACCGAGTTCGTCAACATCTGTGCGGCTATGGGCCTCCAGGTTGGAGTACCTGTCAAGTCCGTCAAGGACCTGCGCTACGGCCACCTGGTCATCACCACTGACGCCGACGTCGACGGCTCGCACATCGCGGGCATCATGTGCAGCAACCTCCACAAGTTCTGGCCTGAGCTGTTCACCCTCGGCGTCATCCATCGGTTCTACACCCCGATGATCAAGATCTGGCTGAAGGGCAACAACAAGGAACCGGTCTCCTTTGACAACCAGGACGAGTATGATCAGTGGGTCAAGAAGCCTGGCAACGCTGACAAGGTCAAAAACTTCAAGTACTACAAAGGCCTGGGCACCTCATCGCCTGAGGAGTTCGAAGAGTACTTGTCCGACCTGCCCAAGCACTTGGTCAGGCTCGAGGTTAACAGCAAGGCGGACGGCGACATCATCAACTTGGTGTTTGGCAAGGAGGACGGCTCTTCAGATCGTCGAAAAGTCTGGCTCGACTTGAGCGTAGACGCAATCGTGATCTAAGGAGACAGCCATGGCAACTAAGCACATCAACATCGAACAATTCTTTGGCACCGACGTCCGTGAGTACTCGGTCCACGCCAACGTCCGCGCCATCCCCGACCTGATTGACGGCTTCAAGCCCTCACAGCGCAAGGTCATCTTCGGCACGCTGAAGAAGGCGAGCACCATCCCCGAGACCGGCATCAAGGTCTCCCAGCTCGCGGCCGCTATCGCGCTCGTCTCTGCATACCACCACGGCGAGGCCTCGCTCGAGTCGACCATCGTCAAGCTGGCTCAGGACTACCCAGGCGCCAACAACCTCAACTACCTGATGCCCATCGGGCAGTTCGGGTCACGGCTGTCCGACGCCAACGCCGCAACACGCTACATCTTCACCAACCTCGAGCCCTGCTTCCGCAAGCTCTTCAAGCGTGACGATGACCTGATCCTCAAGTACCTGACTGAAGATGAGGAGGAGATCGAGCCTGAGCGCTACCTGCCGATCCTGCCTAACGTGCTGGTTAACGGCGCCAACGGCATGGGCACAGGCTTCGCGACCAACATCTTCCCGTACAACCCGGAGGACCTCCGCAAGTACATCACGGACAAGCTGAAGACCGGCAAGACCAGCGTCAAGCTGGTTCCCTGGTTCCGCGGCTACACAGGCAAAGTTGAGCGCCTCGCGACGGGCCAAGTGCAATGCACCGGCAGGTTCGAGAAGGAGGCTTCGACCAAGATCGTGGTCACCGAGCTGCCGATCGGCGTTCAGCATGACGCCTACAAGGAGGTGCTGTTTGGCCTGCAGGATCTGGAGCTGATTAAGGGCTTCGAGAGCGAATCCACGGTCAACGGCTTCCGCTTTGTCCTGGACGTGCCCCGTACCACTGGCTACATGACGGACGCTGAGCTGCTGCTCAAGCTGAAGCTGATCTCGAAGAACACCGAGAACCTGACCGTTTGGCTGCCGAGCGGCAAGCTCAAGTGCTTCAAGACGCCGGAGGCTCTGGTAGACGCCTTCCTCGAGTACCGTCTCGAGCGCTACGAAGACCGGCGCCAGGCTCGCATCGCTGAGCTGCAGGCTAGGCTCGAGCTGATGAACGAGAAGGTGCGCTTCATCGAGATGTACCTGACTGACGGCATGGCAGGCGCCTTCTCGAAGATGAAGAAGGTTGACCTCGAGCAGTTCCTGACGGCCGAAGGTTTCAAGCATGTCACGGACCTGCTCGACATCAAGATCTACAACCTGACCCAGGACAACATCGACAAGCTGTTGGCCGAAGTGCAGCTCCAGCTCCAGCTGATTGACTTCTTCAAGAAGAGCACCAAGGAGTCCCTCTACTTGAAGGACCTTCAAGACTTGGACCTGAAGGATGACCTCAAGCCTAGGCTGAAGGTCCTCAAGGACAAGAAGAAGGGCAAGTGATGAAGCAGCGCTGTGACCTCCCGCCTAAGGGCCAGACGTGCGGCCGGCTGCCTGGCCATCCAGGGCCGTGTGCCGCCCGGCCAGACACGCTTTGGCTCAAGCTCAAGTGGTGGATCCTGACCTTCCGTTAATTGCTTGAGTGCGCAGCAAGGCCGTATAATCACGGCATGCTGTTCATCATCTTTAACGCCCTCATGGTCGGCTGCCTAGTCCTCGCCCTATTCCACGGGTGGAGGTACTGGGATGATAAGCAGGAGCACGCCATCAGCGCGTTCATTGCGGTCATCTCAGGCAGCGTCTTCTCATTCTATGTCATCGCGTTAGGGATCACGACAGCAGGCTCCGCTTTGCTGGAGGGCTTCAGGCTCTCTGTCAGCGCCGTTAAGGCGCTGTTCACTCACCTCTAACACTTCATGATCATCGGGATCCACGGCCCGCTTAACGCCGGCAAAGACACTGTAGCTGACATTATCCAAGAGCTACGGCCCAACAAGTACAAGCGCTACGCCTTTGCAAGTCCGCTGAAGCGGGCGTCCAAGGAGCTCTTCGGCTTCACCGATCAGCAGCTCGAAGACCGTGTCCTCAAAGAGGCCGTTGACCCGTTCTGGGGCTTCACGCCGCGCAAGGCTTTGCAGCTCCTCGGCACCGAGTACGGGCGAGACATGATGTGCAAGGACATCTGGATTAAACGCGCACAGCTCGAGATCACCAAGAACCAAGCCGCCGGCTTTGACACGATCATCACCGACGTGCGGTTTGAGAACGAGGCTGAGTGGATCCGCTCGCGCGATGACGCTGTGCTAATCTACATCGAGGTGCCCAACCTGGTCAAGGATGGTGAGCGCTACGCGCACGCCTCCGAAGTAGGCATCACGCATGCGGCGACCGACATCAATCTGGTCAATGACAAGAGCAAAGGCTTCGACCCGCTCTACGCAAGCATCCACGAGATCCTGCAAAAGTTGTTGCCGCAAGGGATCTGATGTTTTACAATGGTTTGGCTTTAAGATAGAATCCCGATGCAAAACGGAGGTCCTATGTCAGTCAAGCCCATCTCGCCGCAGAAGGCCCAGGAGGCCAAAGCGTTCTCGATCCCCGAGTACGTGATTGCGGCTGTCAACGAGCTGCTCGTTAAGAAGGTCCACCCGACCGCTAACGTGCAGCATGTCGTGTTGAAGCAAGATACGGTGGTTGAGGCCATCATCGCAAAGGCCGCTGAAGGCGGCCTCGATGTCACCGCACAGTATCTGTTCGACGAGCACTACCTTGATTTCGAAGCGCTCTTCAGCTCCGCTGGCTGGAGGGTCGTGTACGACAAGCCTGGCTACAACGAGTCCTACGAAGCCTTCTGGAAGTTTGATTCCAAGTAGTCTTGCTGGTTTTATACTGAAGCCGAATAGGTGTACAATCATTCTATCGGCAACAGTGATACTTAGGAGAACGGCATGGCAGTTGACGCAACGGTTCACGTGATCGGCGCTGTTGAGTACGGCCTGGCAAAGAAGTTCACAATGACTTTCGCGGCAAAGCCCGAAACCGATGACCTCCTTCGTATGCGGATCCGCATCGGCCACAAGGTGCACGGCTTCAACTTCCGAGTGGGTGCCGTTTGGCATGAAAGCAACGGCGATGCCAATGCAGCTTTGATTGTCAACATAGCGCTGACGTCGCTCTTCAACCCAGCAGCCGAGCCTTCGGCCGTCTGATCTTCCACCAATTAGCTAACGCAGAAGGCAGCTATGAGCAAGTTTCCGATCATCACCCACCTGACGCCCTTCAAGGAGGCCGTCGGCGACAAGCCTGAAATCAAGCACATGGTACAGAGCAACGGCATGACCGTCAGCTCCTATGTCGTGTCGATGGAATCCACCTGGGACAACGCGCACGCCATTGAATGCCGTGGCTTGGTCTTTGACCAGCAAGAGCGACTGGTCGCCCGACCGTTGCACAAGTTCTTCAACCTGAACGAGAAGGACGGCGCTCGCCCGCATGACTTTAACTGGTCTAAACTGGCTCGTGTCATGGACAAGCGCGACGGCTCGATGATCCACACGGTCAAGGTTGACTGCCGAGTGGCGCCTTTCAGCAGCCAGGAGATCAAGGACGGCATGCCCATCGACCAAGACACCATGTCCTGTGGCGCGCGTATCAGCAACTTCACGCTGAAGTCCAAGAAGAGCTTCGAGTCGGACGTTGCTGTGCAAGCTCGTGCCTGGATGACGACACGCAAGAACTACATCGACTTTTGCGAAGCGATCATCGAGCAGGATTGCACGGCCATCTTCGAGTGGACATCGCCGACGGCTCGCATCGTGCTGCCGTACCAAGAGGACCTGCTGACGCTGCTGCACGTGCGCGACAATCAGACTGGCCAGTACTGGCCGATGGGCCGCTTGGACCTGAACGCTCACATGTACGGTGTCCCGATCGTTGAAAGCGAAGGCTCGAAGTCGCATCAGCGTGACTACACGGACTCCATGTTCGCCAAGATGTTGGGCGAAAAACGTGACCCTGCACATGTGCTGCGGTGCGTCCTCGAGCTGCAAGAAACCATCACGGACATCGAGGGCTGGGTCTTCCAGTTCGAGGACGGTCAGATGGTCAAGGTCAAGACCAAGTGGTACATGGAGCGTCACCGTGCCATGACCAACATGCGCGAGCGCGACATCGTCAAGATGGTGCTGCTGGAGGAGATCGATGACCTGAAGGCCATGCTGGTCGGTGAGGGCGTGGACGTGACCGAGATCGCGGCCATCGAACAGCACACCGTTGAGGAGCTGTTGGCCATCGAGCGCGTGCTCGACGCCTACGTTCTCAAGGCCCAAGGCATGGACTTCAAGGAAGCGGCGCTGACCTTCGGCCCGAAGGGCGAGGACTTCGAGTACTTCGCTCTGCTGATGGCCAAGCTGCGCGGCAAGGAGCCGAACCTGAAGGAGC